GGGCATCACAGCATACACACATGTAAAGTAGAGGTATCAGCTCAACCAAACACTTAGGGGTACAAGATGTTCACAGCACACGTAGTCACAGTCCACTCCGAGATTGAGGGTGACGTAATCGTCAAGGCGTTTTACGACGGTATCACGGCTGTAGCCGCCGCCTCACAGTTCGACACGGGCGACTCTGTAGCCGTTACCCGCTACGTTGGCCGGTTCCCTAACGAGTTCTCCCTAGAGGACATCGCGGACATGATAGGCATTCGTCTGGCCGTCGGCGCGGACCTTCCCGCCTCCCTCAAACTGGCAACTATCCAGCCGTAGTAAGGACTAGACACACAGACAATATGTGTGTATAGTAGTAATTACCAACACAGCAACACAAACAAAGGACAAAGACCATGGCAAATCTCACCGCTACCCCCAAAGACCTGACCGCCGCCATTGCAGCCCTCAAGGGCAAGGATCGTGTGAAGATCGGACACAACACAGAGTTGGTCTTGGAGGTCACGCCCAAGGGCCGCAGCATCGCCGCTACGCTCCACGGTAACAAGATTGTCCGGTACACGCTTGACGGTACCTACGCCAGCTGGGCAGGCTGGGTGACGTCCACTACGTCGGACAGGATCAACCAACTCGCCCCCGTCCGTGCCAACGTCCGCAAGGGTGAAGGCTACTTCGACGGTGAGGAAGTCCTCTCCCTTGAATGGGTAAAGGTCAGCTAGCTGGGACGGCCCGGGACTAACACCCCCGGGCCTATCCGCCCTTACAATTTTTGCAATTCTTACAAAGGAGAACGGCCATGACGTTTATCAATACTTGTGCTATTTGTAAGTCACACTCAACTCATGAGTACCACTCGACATACAAAGGTCACCCTATCGAATTTGGGACGTCATGGATCACTAAGTCCCGTTGCTATCACTCTAACGGGTGGCAGTCCGACACACTGGCAGGAATCCGGCGCATAATTTCGGCCCGTGCATAGGGCTTGACATCTGTATAGCCTAGGGCTTAGAATTGTAGTACACCAACAAAGGAGCACACCATGGCAGACACGGATCAGCCCACATGGACCAAAAAGTGTGACCGCTGCGGCACGGAGATCGCCCGCTGGTGGGGCATGTCTTCCGTTAGCTGCGACTGCGGGGCAGAGTACAACGCATCCGGGCAACGGCTGCGGGATGACTGGCGCGGGAACCCGTCCAGCTGGGACGATGAGGTCGGCGACATGGAAGGATACGAAATCCAACACGCGGGAGACTGACAAAAATTGCAAGGTCCCGGGCCTAACGGCTCGGGACTTTTGCGTGTGTAATTTTTGCAACGGGTCAAAAAAATGGGCCCAGATTCCGCCTTCCCCGGGACCCGTCTCAGGGCCCCTATCATGTTCGCCTTCCGGCTATGTATCAATTCTAAGCCATAACGTATACCGATGTCAACCCAAAAGAAATAAAAGTTTATCGTCTTTTGGACTGGTAACGGGGTGTACATGCGTGTATAGTTAGTATTACCAACGAAGGAGAAACACCATGGGCATGACACGTAAGCAGATGGAAATTGACACCATTTACCGGACGCCGGGGGACCTGTATTTTTTCAGCCCTGACGGTGAGGGCCGGATTTGGTATGACACTGAGGAAGAAATTCGGGACGCAACGGGAATTGTAGATGACGTTGTCGTGCTGATGTCGGAACCGGAAGACTTCTAAAAATATACGGGACCGGGTAGACATCCTGCCCGGTCCCGTGTATGCTAGTAATACCAACAAAGAACAAAGGATATCGAAAATGGTCTTTCGCCTAGAGAACACGCTCACCGAACCGCGCAACGTTGTGTACGCTGCCAAACCTAACGCGGCGCGTATCTTGGATGTCTACCGTCAAGCGACGTTGCAAGAATTGCAGGACGGGCTTGACTGGTATCGTGACGCTCACGCCATCGCCGTGGCACTTGATCCGGAACGCCCACACGCTGCCGCTGGTGTACTCGCGGCCCTGTCTCCGATGCAGTCATGGGGGCAGAATGTAAACCTCGCTGCACGGGCCTACGCTGACGGACGCGCAACGGGTGGGCTGTACAAAAACTGCGCCAAGGCGGACGCCATTCTGGCCGGTGCTGAACCGCTGGACGTTCTGGGCGGTGACAAAGTTTGCAATTTTTACAAGGCTATCGCGGATCCGTCCGATGGATCCGCTGTAGTAATTGACCGCCATGCTTTTGACATCGCGGTAGGCCGGATCACTAACGATAAATCGCGCGGCGCACTCGGACGCAAGGGCATGTATGACGCGTTCGCACGGGCCTACGTACGGGCGTCTAAGACGATTACAGTCGAGACTGGGCTGGACGTTTCACCGTCCGCCATGCAAGCGATTACTTGGACCGTGTGGCGGCGTCTCAAGGGCTTGGACGGGCTGTAAAGATTGCAACGGGCCGGGGGTAGACATTGCCCCCGGCACCGTGTATGCTTAGAGTACCAACAAAGGAGCACACCATGTGGATGAATGAATGGGATATCGAAGACGCGCTGCGACTCACGGCCCGCCTCGAATTGCCGGTTGCTCGGCGCGCGGCTGAAATTCTTTCCAGACTCTGCTACTGGACCAACAACAACTCTGATGGCTGGCCTTATTGGTCCAAGCCGTCTAAGGCCGCTGACAAGCTCATGACGGCCCTAGAGTCGGCTATCGGCGCTAGCCGCTGGGATGACAACGTAGACATGACGGAGGCACAGCTTAAGGCCGCGCTGACCCCGATCAAGGCATTCCTGACCCGTCAAGGTGTGGAGCACTCAAAAGTTCTAGCCTAGGTGGTGTTGACAAGTGTAGGCCTTAGGGCTTACACTTGTTATATACCAACAAGCAAGGGAGCACATCATGTACGAAATTCCGGGATACGCGTCAGCACAGCGGGCATGGGAGAACATGGAACCGGCCTACGCGGAGGACTGCACGTGCGACTCACGATTTGAGTGTGAGGAATGTGGGGATGACGCTTTCACGGCGGCGGACCTTGGCAAGGAGCATGTGGAGTGTGTCGGTGCAAGAATTGTAGAAGTAGAGCACGGCCTGACCGTGGCCAGCTGTAGGGAGCACGGCGGGTGCACCGGATGTTTTAGCAAGTGGTGCGAAGACTGCAACGGCTAGTCACAGAACTTGCAACGGCCCCGGCTAACGTCGGGGCTGTTGTTTGGTCCAGTGTTTGACATCGGTATATCTTTAACCTAAAATGGTATTACCAACAAAGGGAGAAACATGCTTACAACTTTTGCAAGTGTAGTGCTGGCTACAGCGCTGACGTTTAGTGGCGGTATCGTTGCAACGGACACGCCGAACAGTTCGGACATCGTAGCATCGGACTGTGATCCGACAACGGACCACACGTGTGCAACGGCCTACGCGGACTTCTGGGCAAAAGATGCCTACGCAACATTCAAGGCACCGCTGGGCGATATGCCGGAACAGGACGTCAAAGACGCGTTTACGGCCACGTATTACGGGACGTATGAGACTGCGCCCGAGTGGGGTGACGGCTACGCGGTAGTGCCATCTGACAAATATGACGGAGTGTTTCATGTGTTCGTGGTAGTGGCGGGGAACCCGGTGGACTCCACCGTGACCGACACTGCAGAGACGGCGGCACAATGAGGCGGCTAGCCGCTGTAGCGGCCCTAACGCTGGTCCTCAGTGGCCTAGCGGCCCCGGCTATGGCGGCTGATCCTGTACCGTCAAGGGAGCTTTCACAGCTGACGGATGCACCGGTCGATCCTTCCCCAAGTCATCACAAGATCAAGGCACCGCCACTTGGTAAAAGTGATTGGTACCTGTTGACGCATGGCGGATTTAGCGGCGGCGCGGCAACGGCAACGGATACCGCCGCAGCTGTCTCGGTACATACTGCACCGGTCCTGATCAAGGCGGGCCTGACCGTTGCAAAAGTTGCAAAAGTGAAAGCACTGAAGCAACCGAAGCAGGTGAAGACCACTAAGCCAGCTGCATCACCAAAGCAAGCAACGGCGAAGGCGACGGCACAGCCCAAGACTACTAAGGCTGCAAAGGTCAAGGCACCGGCCCTAACGCCGCAGCAAGCGTTTCAACAGGCATTCGCTAACCCGCCGCGCGTCCGGCCCAAGATGCATCCGGCAGGATATTAAAATACATTGCCACGGGGTAGACATCCTGCCCCGTGGCGTGTATGCTTAGAGTATCAACAAAGGAGATACACCATGAAAAAGATTCCAGTCATGACGGCCACGGTCAACGCGGACACGGCCCACCGGACAGTTACCGTAGTTGTTGAGCATGCTGATTGGCAGAGCTTTTCCCGGGCGGTCGAGCCACGGGCCAAAAAAGAATTCAAGCGCTGGGTATCTGAGAACATTGTGTTCGGCGACTTGCTCCACACACGGTCGGCACTGGGCTGGCACGATGTCCGGGATGTTCCGGGCCGCTGCTTTTCGTTCATGACCTTCACTTACTAGCCGGACGGCGGGCCTTGCAAAACTTGCAACGGCCCGCCTAGCGACACACCAACACCAACAAAGGACTAAGACAATGATCGTAGCAAACATCAGTGCAATTGAGATGGCCGACGTTATTCAATCAGACGTGAACGGGTCAGACTTCCAGTCCGCCATAACCGATGCAGTTGCGCACGTCGGATGGATGATCACGGGCGAGAAGACACCCCTAGAAATTTCGGACTTCCAAGACAGGAACCTGAGGGCATCAGAGGAAAACTCTGAATACATTCGCGGGTACACCGAAGCATGGAAGGCGCTGCACACTCTGTTGTTTTAGTTGTAAGAATTGCAATCGGCCCCGGTCAAGAAACTTTGGCCGGGGCTTGACACGTGTATATCTTTATGCGAAAATTGAAGTATGAAGCGGAGGTCCCCCGGGGGCAAGCAGGGAAACGAGGGGACCCCTAAAATAGGGGCGGGTATTTTTGGGGTCCTCTGGTGTCCCAGCCATGTCCGCTTCATACCTCAAGTCTAAGGCATAACATACACAGATGTCAAGCCAAAAAGAAATAAAAGAATATCGGGTTTAGGGCTTGCGCATCAGCATAGACACATGTAAAGTAGAGGTATCAGCAAGGAACAAACAAGGAGTCAAAATGACTGCATGGATCATCACCAAAGACAAGATCGCCGACCCGACCGAACGCGAGGCCAGCAACTGCAACGCCAAGGGCCTCACGGGTCCGAGCACCGCCACTGAGGCGGACGTCAAGCGCCTGCAGGCGGGCGAGGGCAAGCGCTTCCGGATGCTGGATGATGACGGCGAGATATATTACTACGGACGCCAGCTGGAAACGTCCGAGTGCACCGAAGCATACGAGACGGGCTACTACGGGTCCGAGTCGGACTTTGCCCCGCTGGACAATTTCGGAGCTCCCAACGCCGGGTGCACCGAGCTCCAGTTTGACAACGGGGTCAAGGATTCCAAGGGCAAGGTAGTCTGGGAAACCCTGTAAATCTTGCAAGGGCGGCGGGGTAGACATCCCGCCGTCTTTGTGGTATGCTGTAACTACCAACAACGAAGGAGTCACCATGAAACTGACCTACACGGAATTCCGGCCCAGTGTCAACACAACTGAGGTCGAGGAGCTGGCAGTAGTCGAGGAGTCTACAGACTTCCGTGACGCTATCGTGGCAGAGATCAAGACCTGTCTGGATAACTACTCTTACGAGCTGGCACACAAGCTGTTGGACTGGCACAATCAGGTCGAGGCGTCCGGCCTCAAGCCCGGTGCAAAGCTGGTGCACAACTACGGCGGGGGGCGTGACGGCGTCGGAACGTACGAGCTCACCAAGTAGTTGCAAATTTTGCAAGGGCATCCTACGGGGTGCCCTTGCCTGTTGAGAGGATGACCGTGGATAGGTCTGGATGGTGCCTGAAGCTGCCTGTATCGGAGTGGAATCAAGCCGAGCATGACGGCTGCCCCAAGAACTTGATGTCGAGCGTGTGCGCGTGTCTATGTGGGCACAAGGGCGAACGGACTCTGGAGAGTCGCGGGACTGTGTTCCAGCCCTACATATCGCCCAAGAAACCTAAGCTTGACACGGGTATATCTTAGGGCTTAGAATTGAAGTACCAACTACCCGCTACGTCTGAGGAGACATCATGACTGAGATTGCAAAGATTGCAACGCCCGAGATCCTTGAGGACATGGGCATCCAACGTGAGCGCGTAACGTTCCCTAACGGTCGAGGGGTCAGCATCATCCGAGGCTATGGTACCTATGGTTCGAAGGAGTCCGGACTATTCGAGGTAGCCGTACTGGACCTTGACGGAGACCTTGACTTCTCCACGCCGGTCACGGATGACGTGCTGGGCTGGCAGTCGGTACAGGACGTGCTGGACGTCATGCTGGCCGTGTCCAAGCTCCCCGGGCGCGAGGTCGAGGCACCGGCAGTGCGCCGGGAGCTTGAGGCCTAGTTGTAAAAGTTGTAAGTAAGGTCCGGGGCCGAGGGGGTCAAGCTCCGGACCTTACCGCTGTCAAGGCTACATGGTCCGGCGCGAGATTCATAACGGGCAGAGGTTGCGCCAGGGTTTACATGGGTGTATGATTAGAATACCAACAAAGCAAGGGAGTCATCATGAAAGACCTGAACCAGATACGCCGCGACCTTGAGACACTGCGGGATGAGCTTGTGTCGATGGACTACACTGACGTCAATTTCAACGGGACCATGGAAGCAATTCTTGCCCTGAAAAAAGAACTTGACGCGGAGACGGAGCGTGAGGCGGACATGATCACCGTTAGGTCGTTGCTGGCCAAGCATGGCTGTGCATACAGGATCTTCACGCCTGACGCTGTACGGAGGCTGCTAGAGTCCGCCGAGGATAGCGACGGTGCAGGGCGGGACATCGAATCAATTGTTTCTCACGTAGTCGAGGGCGATGACTGGCACACCATGAGCGACTACACGGAGGATGATGAGGCTAACCTGTACGCCTTGATCGAGGGCACCCGGGGTGATCACCCGGAGTGGTTCGAAGGTGAGTCAACAGCTGAGAACGAAGAATTCGAACGGCTGCGCCGAACAGATAGTGGTATCGAAGAAGACTAGTTGAAAACGTCTAGGGTTGACATCACAGCCCTAGGCGTGTATGCTGGTATTACCAACCAACGAGGGAGCATCATGAACGCTGAGACAGTACCCGGGGCAGCACGACGGGCCAAGAAACGGGACAACGCGGAAACTCTGGGCAGGCTCCAGAAAACTCTGGGTAGGTTCTGGACGTCGTTGGATATGTGGCTGGACAGTACCGCAGGCCAGCTGCTGCTTATCGCTGTAGCTTTGACCGGCCTGTTGTTTGCCTTCACTATCGGGCCGTAGGTATTGCGCTAGGTTGTATATGCTGCTAGACTGATTACATAAACCAAACATCGTGGCCCCGTCGGAGGATAGCTCCCGGCGGGGCTGCTGCAATTCTGCCCTACTTTTGATGATATACTAGCAAGATAATACGCCGACCTGACATCCGTTAGGGCGGCTTTTCTTTGTTTAAGGTAGGGGGCAGGACTGTGGATATAGGAATCAGTGCAACAAGCTGGTGCAAGAAATGACATCGGGCGATCTACCGTGGACCGGTGATCCGACAGTGCGAACACTGGAGACAGTTCACCGCGAGATTGCCATTGTCGAAGAAAAAATGGGACTGGTCATCGGTGCGCTGGATCAAAATACCGCTGAGAAATTCCGCTCCGTCGAGCGCCAGTTCGAGTTGGTCGAGCGCCAGAGGGCAGAGCAAAAAGTCGATACGAAGCAAGCTGTGGACGCTGCGCTGACGGCGCAAAAAGAGGCCGTTAAAGAGCAAACGACGGCTAGTGAGCGAGCAATCGCAAAGAGTGAGACAGCGACGGCGAAGCAGATAGACCAAATGGCGATGACTAATGCCACGGCCATTGCCGGGGTAATCAGTACGCTGAACGATATCAAGGAGCGCGTGACTAAGGTCGAGGCTGAGAAGCAAGGTGGGGGCGAAGCCATAGGCGTTCGCCGCGCCGAGACTGCGCAACTCATGTCTATCTTGGCATTGGCTGCGACGGTATGTATCGGCATATTCAATATCGTGCACGGCTAACTAACGCGTTGCAATTTTTACAACTCTAGTAAGGAACTGAGATGGACACTAACACACTACTCAACATCATCACTGCAGCTGTAGTGGCTGCGTCACCACTGCTCACGGCTGTATTCACACACGCCGCGATGACCTCACGCACTAAGAACACTGTTGCAATGATTGTAAGTCTTGCAATCGCTGTAGTATATGAGGAACTCACGGGCGGGGTATCGGACTGGACTAATGTAGCGTATGCATTCCCCGTCGTGTACGGGCTGCAGCAAGCTGTCTATAACACGCTGCTCCGAGCCGTGGCGAGCAATGTCGAGGCTAGCTTCGGAGTGATGTCTAAGACGGCCACGCCGCAGGCTGCAGTCGTTCCTGAGGCTGCGCCAGCTGTGGCTCTGGTCGAGACACCGGCTAAGGGATAGTAAGACGTAGCACGGCGACTGAGGACCCTACGGGGTCCTTTGTTGTTTGTGTTGACACGCGAGGGGTATGGCGGTATGATTGTTGTAGGGATCGAACTGGATCCAACCAACTGGACAGAGGAGATTGACATGTGGGTATTTACGTCAGGCGGATTTGTATCCGCCGTACAGCACCGAGATGATCCGGACCTTGTGATGGTCCGCGCACGGGATAAGCAGAGTCTTGAGACAATGCTGGAAGGTATCGAACTGACTGGTGTGGCGGACGATGAGAAGTTCGTACGTCCGGACATCGTGTCGGTGCCGGGTGACTATCGTTGGCGTGTGACCGTCAGCAAAGCTACGTTCGTTTTGTTCCTGCAGTTTGAGGTATTGAACTACCTGAACTACGACAATTTCAAGAACGCTCTGACCGAGACACGTGGTAAGAAATGGCACAACGCGGCCATGGGTGTCTGGACAGACATGCTCGCGATTGACGACGGGCCTAAGGCCGAGGTCGCAGAACGTAACTGGGCCTTCGGGGTTCATGGGTTTAACGGACCTTCGGAGGCCGAGCCGTGGGCTGAGATGTCCGACGAGGAGTACGAGGCCATGATGTCCGAGGCACCGAATGCTTAGGCGGGCGCGCTGGTTTGTAATTCTTGCAACGGCGCTGCTGTTGTTTGCTTTCGTGATGGCGGCGATGTATCAACTGCAGTATGGAATCTTCTGGGCCGTTGTGTCCGTGTTCGTATTGGTGGCTGATCTGGTCAACCGGAAGTAACTGCAGGGGGTCCCGGGCTGCTTAAGTGGTCCGGGGCTCTTTTGTGGTGTGGGTTGACAAGTGTGTATCCTGGGCTTAAACTTGAGTTATGAAGCCCACGGGAGCAGGGTCACCGGGGGACGGCAAAAATAAATGGGCTGTTGGCGGACATAAAAATACCCCGCTTGATGGGCGGGGTATCTGGTGGGGCTAGAAACCTTTGATGCAGATCGGGCCGATGCCCTGTGCGATGGACTTGGGGTCCGTGAGGGTCCGATTGCAAATCATGCAAACCCCTGTTTTCCGTCCGTAGGCTGCAGCTTGCTCCTTGGTCATCCGAGTCTCGGGGCGGAGGTTGAAGATAGCGCCCTTGTCATATTCGAACTTGCCCGTGTCGAGGTCGAGCTTCATTGCGTAGAGTCGGCCTGACTCCTTGGACATCTTGACCTTGAATGCGCCTGCGTTGACGAGGTAGAAACCGGGGGTCACTTTGATGTCTGACATTTTGAGCTCCTTAGTGTTTCTTGCTGATGTATCAATTATTGCACACAGCATGGATGCTTGTCTAGTGCAGGGCAAAAAAATATCCCCCGCTTGTGGCGGAGGATATCTAGTGTTGTTGGTTAGTTGTGGAGCTGCAGGGCAACGAGGTTATGGCAGACAAAGTTATTGTAGGCCGGGGAGAACAGTTCGAACGGCTGAGAGTTGGCGGCGTAGGCCGTGACCGTGACGCCCTCAGGGGCGAAGGTGAGGCGGATGTCTGCTTCGAACTGTGTGTGGGCCATGGAAACATAGGCCTTGTCATAGGTAGTCGCGATGTCGAAAGCAGTCTCTTTGTTAGTGAAGGCCTTGACGATGGCGGGGACGTTGGCGAGAAGCATGGTGTGTTCCTTTGTTTGATTCTTGCTGATGTATCAACTATCTCACACAACATACAAGGGTGTCAAGTAGTGGGGCAAAAGAAATACCCCGCCGTAGCGGGGCATCCTTGGTTGAGGCTGTGTGGGCTAGCCCATGGTGGTGTACCAGCAAGGGAGCGGCTTGGTGTAGGTCGGGAGCGCGATGGTGCAAGCGAGGTCGATACCCGGGACCGGGACGTGAGCGGTTACAACTTTTGTAAGGTCGCAGGGGAGCGGAGTAGCTGAGGCGGGGATGAGGTCGACGGTGCAGGTTGAGCTTCCGGGAGCAGAGTAGACGAATGCCTTAGGAGTCGGAATGCAGTTGTGCTGCTGTGTTGTTCCGCCGTCTCCGAGCTTGAGGGAGTCACAAGGTACAGCGGCGTAGAAGTCGGACGATACGCAAGTCTTATCTTCCGCCGTGATGAGTCCCTTAGATTCACACGTAACGGGGGCTGCAGCGGGCTGTGTGGGCTTGGCAGCAACGGGGGCGGGTGTCTGGGCCTTGACGGGCTGGGGGGCCGCTACAGTGGCAGCTACAGGCTGGACAGACACGGTGACAATCTTGACCGGGATAGCTACAGGGGCAGCTGCAGGGATGACGGCGGGGCCGCAAATGTGGTTACCCATGGTTTCACAGTTCCAACACGGCTGATCTTCCTCACAAGGTGTGGGGGCTGTGATCGTGTCGAGCGCAGGCTGATCTGTGTTTGCAAGATTTGCAACGGCGGGGGCTACAGGTACTGCAGGTGCTGCAGGTGTGGAGACCTTGAAGGTGTCCGGGATGGTGGAGGTTACGGACTGTGTGGCTGTAGTAGGGGCGGGGGCTGTGGCCGGGGCACAAGCTGTGAGTGCTAAGGCGGCTGCGATGGTGAGGGCTGAGAGGATGCGCATGGCGGGTGTCCTTTGTTTGTGGAAGTCTGTTAGAACAATTAAAGCATACAGGATAGACGGGCGTCAAGTGATGGTGTGGTAAAGAAGAGACCCCGCCGTGGTGTGGCGGGGCCTATCTTGTGGGGTGTTAGAACGTGAAGACTACGGGGGCTACTGCAGTCTCCCCTACGCCGATGGTGTACACCGCGCGCTCACCGCGTTCCTGTGCGATAAAGAGGGCGAGTGAGAGGGAAGTGAATGCGTCGGATGCGTCGAGGATGACGCGGCCATTTTCGATCCACGTTCCGATGTATGAATCTTTGGCGAGTACAGTGTGACGGCGGATGTAAGAGGCGGCATATTCCGGGGTGAAGTCATCGACTGGGATGGACGTTTCAGCTACTCGGTTGCCCGTGATGTCGGTTGCACCGCCCACTAGGGTAATGGACTCGGTTGCCAGCTGGCCAGTTTTGGGATCCATCGACGCGCCGCCGTCGGCGAGGGTGGAGGAAACGAGGAGGTTTGCAGCTGAGAGGATGTCCATTGTGTGTCCTTTGTTTGGGTGAATCTTGCTGATGTATTAATTATTGCATCTAATGTATATAGATGTCAAGTGCTATCGTGCGAGCGGCGATACAAAGTTGGCGCGGCGGGCAGCTTCACGGCGGACATCAATGGCGGTCCAGACTGCGCAGTGTGTGCCAACGATGACAACGGCGGCGATAATGGCGAGGATCCAAAGGCCCGTGGCGGCTGCGAAGACGATGGCTGCGATGACTGTGAGAAAAGTTACTGTCTGACCGGACATGATGTGCTCCTTAGGGGGAAACTTGCTGATGTATCAATTATTGCAGTCACATATACAGATGTCAAGCCCGTGTGAAAAGTTTTTTCAGGCGGCGGAAACTGGGCGATATGTGTTCGGGGGGCTGGATGTTATGGATGTCTTGGCGGACTATCTGGCGACGCTGGATGTCCGGGGTGCACTCCGGGCTATTGCAAAGTTTGCAAGAGTGATCCTCAGGCGGCGCAGTAGTGGTCTGGTGTATCTCGCCTGTAGTGGTGCAGATGATGTCCCAACGAATCACGGGGCTCGGGTAGTGGGCGGGCATAGTCGCGCCGTGCAGATATCCGAGACGGCGGGCTGTTTGTAACCACTTGGTGTCGTGCGGTGTCTGGGTGGGTCCCCGCTGGGCGTGTGCAATCTCGTGAAGCATTAGCTGTGTCAGCTGGTCCGGCGTGTAGGCCTGTGCGTACTCCACGGCTAGCGTGATGGTGTGTGTACTGTGTGTAGTCTGGGCGGCGATGGTGTTGTGATTCATGAACGTGAGTTGCCACGCGGCTAGGTGGTGTTGGATCATGAGGTTACGCGCTAGGCGGCGGGCTGCTTTGGTGTTCATGTATCCATTATGTCCGTAAAGATATATGGATGTAAAGCCAGGGCGAACGGATCATCTAAAAATTCCCGTTTTATTTTCGGGGTCCCCAGCTGTGGGGTATTTTTCCGGCTGCAGGTTGGCGGGTGATCTTTTCGGGGGCTGATATTTCGGGGTGTTTTTTGTCGGGCTGCAGATTTGGACGGGTATTTTTTGGACCGTGTTTTTTCAAGGGCTGTGTTTTTTGACGGGCTGCAGCTGGGACCGGGTGTTTTTTTGGGGGGTGAAAAATAACGGGTCCTGTTTCGGGGGCTGATTTTTTACGGGCTGCAGTTTCGGGGGGTGCCCGGTTTGGGGCAGGGGGCCGTTAATTTTGGGTGCCTGTATAAACATAGTGCCTGCCTTGACTAGGCCCTGCGCCTGCCTGTGAGCCTGTGCCTAGGTTGTGTAGGCCTGTGTGTAGGTCTCTGTGTGTGCCTGCCTGCCTGTGTGAGGCTAGCTAGGCCTGCCTGTGTGTAGGCCTGTGTATAGGTCTCTATGTGAGCCTGTGCCTAGGCCTGTGTATAGGCCCTGCCTGTGCCTAGGTGTGTGCCTGCCTAGTGTGTGTGTGTGTGTGTGTGTGTGTGTGTGATGTCTTGTCTCTCGTGTCTCGTGTGTCTCGCCTGTGCTGCGCTCGCGGACTTTTGTAAGATTTGCAACCGCAACGGTATGCCATGGTGTTGCTAGGTGGGGTCCTGCGGTGCCGCCGGGTATCGGGCTTGAAATGCGGTTGCGGTGTTTTTATTTTGCACCCGGGGGTGCCGCTGGGACTACGCGGTGCCAACTCACCAAATTTTGCAAAATTTATTCGCTACCATACACCCATGTCCACCCCCAAAAACAAATCCTACCCACCCCTTGACACCGATTTGACCTCCCTGTACCTTTGAGCTATGAGAACATTCCAGACCGCCCAAGACGGCGACACACTACTCAAGATCAACGCCACCCACATCGAACTCGATTCCAACGGACACGAGATCGACTTCACCCCCACCGAGGATGACCGACTGCACATCGCTCTCGCCCTTCTCGGTGATGCTCCCCCTCTGGATGAGGCGTACGGCTCCCCCGAGGAAATCGCCTCCGACATCTCCCAGTCGGACGGGGAAATCCGTTACCGTGCCATCGCGGCACTGGAAGCACTCTCCATCCGTCGCGAGATCATCCTCCGAAAAGCCCACGAGCGAGAGGAACGTGAGGCCCGAACACGGGCTGAGGCCAAGCACCGGCTGCGCCAGATCCAGCTGCTGGAGGAAGCATACCTCTCCACCCAGCCGAACCGGGCCAAGCGCACCCGTACACAGGCCAGCCAGAACATCGCCGAGTCCTTCTACAACGCAGGCATGCGCGTAACGGACCCCGACGAAACCGACAACGACGAGGCCTAAGGATCCTCACACACCACCACCACGCACCACCCTCATACATACACAAGAGGTCCTTGCATTCCAGTGTACGGTTGGCTATACTAGGGAAGAGCCAACAACCACTCCGAATGCAAGGACTTCTCTATGCCGCTCCTGAAACCTTATGTCTCCGTGAACGATACCGGACGTACCGTCTACCCTGTCCGTTACCTCAAAGACCGCTCCAACCAGACAGAGATCATCGACTTCCTCAACCGCGAGGCGCATCCCCATGCCAACGCCAACGCCGCTGGCGGAGCCTATGAGCTCATCGGAGTCAACCGCCTTAACGGGGTCAGAAATTGGGTGGCCCCAGCCTCCGTAATATATGTGTATGCTGATAACGGAGACATCGGTTGGATCTCCCAGCCCCTCTTTGACATATACTTCAAGCCCGCCCCTCCCGACCCGACGATCACCACCAACACTGCCAACAACTACATCACTACCGCCCCAAAGGAAACCGTGACCCACACGCCAGTAGCCATACCCGCCCAGTCGGACTACAGCACTAACCTCACCAGCGTCTACGACGCTCTGGCCATCCTCCGTGTCGCCGCGCGTGAACAGGACTTCGAGTTCGCCGCCAAGGAACTGATGGAGCTCCTCTCCTCCGCCTTCAACGAGGGCTTCGACTTCGGCATGGAAACCGCTGAGACCAACCCCTACACCGACTGGGAAAAGTGATGAGTCCCGCTGCCAAGACTTTCATCGAAGTCTACGAGAGACTGCGCGACGAAGTCAGGGCATGGCAATACCTTTTCGGCAACGAGAAGATCGAGCTCACCCGCACCATCTTGTCCCTCATGGAGTCTGCCTACGACGAAGCGTTCACCGCCTGCGAGGAACAGGACTCCGGCTTTGCCGGTTCTACTACATGGACCAACCACAACCCCTACCGGGAGGATCCCGATGTCCTCAACATCGTCTCCCAGCTATAACGAAATCTACGAGTCCGTTCTGGACAAGGTCGAACGCAAGATCGCCGAGTCCAAGAACCTGTCCGACCGCGAATCCTTCGCCATAGATATCATGGACGCCCTCGCCGAAGCCTACCGAATCGGTCAGAACAAGGGCATGCAGTATGTGGCCGAACTGATCACCACCGCCCACCCACCACAGTTTCCGCCCACCAACCCCTACGAAAGGACCCCCAGTGCCTGAGCTCCGCCCCGACGAGGGCTTCATCGATATCCGCTTTGTCCTTGCCCGGGATGACGACCCTGTCGCCTACACCCACATTGCCCGCATCGAGCGCATGGGCTACCGCCTCCCCAATAACAGCACCACAGAAGATCTCGGTGGCCTGATTACCTACATCTTGGATGAGCCCATGGAAATAGCCCACGACATCGCCGACACCTTCGACAGGATCCCCACCCAGTGACCCAGCAACGTTTCATGGATATCCGCATCGTCTTCGAGAAGAAGACCGACGAATTCGACCCCGAGTACACTTACTTCGAGCCCGTCGAGTCCTACCAGCTCGCGACCAACATTCCCCTCGGCGACCTCGACTCCGTCGCCGAGCGCTGGGCGCAGAGCGACCACTACCAGCTTCTCTCCTCCGAGCTTATTATTGATGCACTATCAGACAACAGAACGGACCTGACCCGATGACAACTCCAGAAGACGAAGAGTATGAGGACAGTTACCCGCTCCTCGGAGCCATCGGCCCCTACCTCTCCTTCACGACCGGCCCCATGAACCCGCTCACCGAAGAGGATTTCGCACCCTTCGTGGACGATAACGAAGAGATGTTCTTTCCCGAGGATCTCACTGACACCGACAATGACCCGTACTGGGAAGAGGACGAAAAGTGAACGAACCATTTGAAGACGGCGATGCCCCGCAGGGCGACGAACTGGTAACCGACCCGATCAACGTACCCAGCTATGATGAGCTGCTGCGCACCAGCACCCACCCCAAGCCACTCTCCGAGACCGAACAGCAGCTGCTCCTGAACACCTTCCTGCAGGACGCTATCACCGACATGCTACCCGTCGATCCGGACAAGAGTGAGATCCGCCACGCCGTCTCGGCAGCCGCAGCCATGCTCTGGGGCGACGGATACCGGCGCACAAAGCCCACCCACCACGTAGAGGACTTCCAGTGAGCACACCCCCCGATTACTCCCAGCCCGTCAAGGGCGCACCGACCCCGACCATGACAATTGCCTCCTGCATCACGTGGCTGGACGCTGAAATCGAGACCCTGCAGGTCCAGTACGCCGCAGAGGACCACGAGACCGTCGCCCTTGTCCTCAAGGGCACATGGCTCTACCTCGAAGTGATGAAGGCCAAACTGATGGACCACACGCTGCAGCTCCTCGACCAGCATCACGGCCAGTAACCCCAAGAAATATCCGCGACACACCCCGAACAGGTCCGCACCACACCCTAAGCCCTGCTACTGTTGGCTCAACGACCTGCCCCACTGTGTATGGGTCGTCTATACATCTGTCTGTCAGGTGTATGTTACAAGATCCGATCAAGATTTTCTCAAGATTTCTTCCAGAAATACTGGACTTAGTCAAATCAAGAGACTAAACTAGTCAACATAGACAACAAAGTTGTCGCGGAGTACTACGCTGAGGGGCATTTCCGCGATAAAAGCCACCCGAACACCTAGGAATTGATGAACACCGCCACTTTGGTCTCACTCAGGGCGGGAATTACCGCAGCACGCGAGGATTTCCACACGCTTTACAGTTTTTACACCGGCACCACCCCGATTGACATGCTGGACGACTTTCTGACGCTCGGTGACCTCTTTGAAGACCCCATTAAGGGCCGTGCATGGTCGCGTACCATGTGCCGAGAGGTCTACCGGCTCGAATCTCTCTTCGTCTGATAACCTATACCCGCACTCTCAACCACTTAACCGTAAGGAAGCCGCTATGTCCATAGAGAACCACACGGAATTCAGTGTCAACGGGCTTGTGATCTTCGATCTGAACGATCTGCCGGAGGTCACAGTCGAAGCTGACTCAATCACAGCCGGAGACACCACGATTCCACGCCACGGAGCCTCCCTCAGCTACGAGGAGCTGCGTAACCGGTCCCAAGAGCTCTACGCGATCGCCCTGAAGGTCCGTGACATGCAGACCTCACCCGAGCTGGGACGCATGATCACCCTGATCGAGTCGACGACGGACCATTCCGGTGACGAAGCCCGTGAGATGGCCCTCGAAATGCTGCAGAAGGGGGTCAGTTTTGCCAACTGAGACAGAGCCGGAGCCCATTATCGACGTCACTCCGGCAGATGTGGCCCGGATCTCCCGTATCGCCTTCAAAGCCCTCTCCGAAACACACGTTATCGTGCCCAAAGAGGAGTTTGCAGCCCTGCTGGCGGACCACACAGAGGATTCCACCGGCGTTGTGTGGCATCTGGTGCTCGAATGTTACCGAAATGCCTCGGTCCAGATGGCTCAGGTAGCCTCTCCGGACGTCCAAAAGGGCTTCATGATCGGTCTGAACCTCCTCGAACGCATGCACGCGGTGTATCTGGAGGAGAATAAGGCCCTTTTTGCCGAAAATCCAGCAGAAAATTAGCAAAAAACCATCTAAATATACACACTTGTCAACTAAATAGCCCCGCAAAAGGCCTCCCGACCTGATCTTCCACCTCTTCGGGAGGTCTTTTTGTGGCTTAATTCCACCTACTAAGTGTCATAATCCACGATAAATACTGACATTTAGCCTGTTTCCGCCCGAATCCAGCCCATCTCTTGACGAAAACCAGATATCTGCGTATACTTAGAGCACAAGATGGCACAAGGATCCCGGCGTCAATACCTTCCCGGCCCTCCAAAAGATGAAAGACTACCTCAAAAAATGACTGATTCACCGCCGATTGACTACAAGATTGCGTTCGAAGAGCTCAATACCCTCAACAGCCTGTTCTCCAAGCACCGTTCAATGGACTTGCCAGCTCTCAACCCCTCCCTGTTCCGGGTCGTATCCAGTGACGAGCCCTCGTACGTCATCATTGAGGGCCTCCGGAGCGGCCTCTACTACCTGAGTATCCAGTCCGTCAGAAACATGTATAGCTCCAGCTACACCGTCTTCCAGCCTGTCACCCCCACCGAGCGCACCATCACTGAGTGGGTCAAGGCGTGATCGACATCGCAGTAGACGGCAAGGGCCAGATCTTCACCGTCATAGCCGGAGAACTTTATGATGAGGCGCTGGGCATGGTCCTCTACACCGAGAAGAAGCCCAACAGCTCATCATGGGACCGCCGTGGTGTAGTGGACAGCTTCTACATTGACCCACGCGCCAAGCTCGTCTCCATCGGCGTGGACCAGCGGGACATCATCGACGTGGCCATCGATCGTGAGATCATGCTCATGCCGAACCGTCCCGCCGCGTGATCGTCATCCGACGTTTCCATCCTGACCTCATAAAGCTGGCCAAGGTCCACGGCCTGAGCAACGAGGACGCCGAAAAAGAAGTCTTGGCCGGTCGTCTCTCACTGCCTGAGTCGCTTCCTCTCTCCCCTGAGGAAGCGCTGCAGGCCTTCGAAGACGAATTGTTCGAAGCCATGTGCACACCCGTCCCGCCCGATTATTTCGGACAAACACTCTAACGAAAGAACACCATGATTCTTGTATGGATCCTCACTGATATCCTCCAGTCCACTGGCTGGGAGCCCGCCATCCAGCTCTGGCACTGGTTCGGCGACAACGTCCTGCTCACCATTCTGATGCTCATCTTCCTCGCGTGATTACGCCAGAGGTCTTCGTCCCACAACCCGGACCCATCAAAGCCCTGCGTCTCCCCTTCTCGCCCCACAACCCCGATGAACACTCCAGCGGCTCACGGGACGCACGCTGGATGGAGTATGTTGATGAGGTCTACGCGATCGCGGACTGGTGTGGTGGTGAAGGGTATGACGGTGTTGATTCTCGGGACCGCTGCTACATCTATATTGAAGTTCTCACTGCAGGTGGGTACACTACGGTCTCCGACGGCAGCTGGGTCTTCAAGGACAGTAACGGAGACTTCCACACCATGACACACAAAGAGTTCCTCAGCTCCTACACAAGGCTGGAAAGTTGATACTGCTCTATGCTCTTGCGGCACACTTCATTGGTGATTACATCCTGCAGACTGACCATATGGCACAGGAGAAGACCAAGCGCTGGGTTCCGGCCATCCTACACGGTATGACCTATACGCTTCCGTTCCTGTTCCTGACACAGTCACCGCTGGCCCTGCTGGTCATCGGCGGCACGCACATCGTGATCGACCGCTACCGGCTGGCGAAGTATCTGATCTGGTTCAAGAACCAGTTCGCCCCCAAGGCCTTCCGGCCACCAATCACCGCTACAGGTTACGCAGAGTCGACACCGATCTGGTTGGCTACAGGGCTCATGATTGTTACAGATAATCTGGTCCATGTACTAATCAACGCGTTCGCGCTGACCTACCTCAATTACTAAAGAAAGAATTCAATGGAAATCATCACAGTCATCCTCCTAGTCTTGCTCGCTCTTGGCCTGATCGCGGTTGTCGCTAGCTGGGTCACCGTCTTCCGCCACATCAATAAGGCTCGGCGGCAGATCACTGCACGCCACGAGACCTTCAATACCTTCAACCGTTTTTAAGGAACACTATGAAAATGTCTGTATTCTGGTTTATCCTGCTTGTAGCTGACGTCGGTTGGATTATCTCCGACATCACTAACAACACCTTCGGCCTCTGGTTCTACATCAACATCGTCGGCACACTGGCTGCGGCCTACTTCGTTTGGGACGCACTGCGAACCGAGAAGCGTGAGGCCGCAGAGAAGAAACAGTTCTTCAACATCGTTATCAACCACATGGGCACAGAGCCCGCCGACGTAACCGCGAAGCGTGTTGCCGACCTCAGCAAATGGATGTCATGAAGTACCCCTTCAGCGCCATCATCGGCGCATCCGTCGTGGCACTCATCCTTGTCGGCTGTGGGTCCTCCGGAGCCCACGCCGGGTTCCTGCTGGAGGACTCCTTCAATGAGATCCACAAGCCGCTCTCAGACGGTCGGACAGTCACCTGTCTGGCCGCAGCCTCCGGGACCGGCTACGCCATCAACTGTGATTGGGACCACGCCAAATGACACGCATACTCATCACCGGTTCCCGCGACTGGACCGACATCGACCACATTGCCCTGCTCCTACGGGAAATCTGGATCCGGGCAGGCCAGCCCACTGACGCTGTCCTCGTGTCCGGCTCCTGTCGCACCGGGGCCGACGCCATTGCCGAAGAGATCTGGGACCGTCAGGGTTTCCCGATTGAATCCCACCCAGCGGACTGGTCCATCGGCAAGCAGGCCGGATTCATCCGCAACGCCGAGATGGTCAGCCTTGGGGCAGACGTCTGTCTTGCGTTCATCAAGAACAACTCCAAGGGCGCAACCATGACCGCCGACCTTGCCGAGAAGGCTGGCATCCAGACCTTCCGGTTCCCAGCCCTTGACTGAGCCCGCCGAGACGCAGCCGGATATCATGACCTTCTACCGCCCGCCGTTCACCGGACGGGCCTACTATGATGAGCCGGAGCCGGACGAAACTGTACTACCTTCTAGTTGACAAATAGACTTGCCTAGATATACTTAGGTATGACTAAAATTACGCTGGGCATCAAGGGCACTGTCACCACTCATGGTGGCACACACCACTGGGCAGTCAGGACCCCCGACGGCACTACCATGGCCGCAGGCGAGGAACGCAGGCTGGCTGAAGCCGTCCAAAATACATACGACGCGGTCTCCGCTGTCCGGGCATGGATCATGTTCGGACGCGGAGACCTTGTCATGAAAACCAAATTCCTTGAGTGTGAGTTCAAACCGCGCAGCCGCAACTAGATAATTTGACAAACTAAACATACAAGGACATGATTACTACATGATCAACTTCAAAGCAATCACCGCCAGCGGAGGCCTCATCAAGTCCGCCCTCTCCTCCTTCACCTTCCCGGCAGGGGAGAAGCACATCAAGCGCGAAGAGTCCCGGGAACTCGAACCAACCGAGATCGCGATCTTCCAGCCCGAACCCAGCACCATACACGAAGACCTGTTCCAGCTGGCCATGTGGGCTCAGTACGCCCTGACTGAGAAGTCCAAGACGGTGCTCGTCATGCCCTACGTCCCCGGAGCACGTGCCGACCGTGGCACCCCCTTCGGCGCTCGCACCTACGCACAGTTCATCGGTGAGATGTGGATCGATCAGGTCATCATCTATGACCCGCACTCCGAGGTCATTGTGGAGGAGCTAAAGCTGTGGTCCTACGATAACGGGGCAAGCGATAAGGCAACCATCACCGTCGTCCGCCCCCACGAGATCCTCAATACCCGCAACTCCAAGATCGTCATGCCGAACAAGTACGACGGCATCATCGCCCCAGACAAGGGTGCACATGACCGGGCCAATGGCGTGGCTGAAGCCTTCGGCATCCCGCTCTACACCGCCGAGAAGAGCCGCGACTTCGAGACCGGCAAGCTCTCCGGCTTCAGCATTGACCTCCCCGACACCGGTCATTTCCTGATAGTGGATGACATCTGTGACGGAGGCGGTACCTTCCTTGGACTGGCCGCAGTGGTTCCGGAAGCTGTGAAGCTGGACCTTTACGTCTCGCACGGCATCTTCTCCAAGAACGCCCTGCTGAATCTCTCCCTTAAGTTCAACCGCATTTTCACCACCAACTCCTACGCACCCAACCGTCTGCTGAATGACAACGGAGATTTCGGTGACCCCGACGCCGACGATGTGTTCCGGCGCATCGAAGTCATCCGCCATCTGCTGGCACACATCGACTTGACAAAGTAAAAATACACAGGTACCTTTAGACTAACGACAACCGAAAGAGACCAATGCTTCACATTAACCCGCTGCTGAATACCGACAGCTACAAGCTTTCCCACCGAATTATGTACCCCGAGGGTCTGGAATTCGTCCAGTCCAACTACACCAACCGCAAGTCCCGTGTCGATGGCGTCAACCACGTCGTCAACTTCGGCCTGCAGGCGTGGCTCAAGGATCTGCAGGAAGCCTACGAGGGTTTCTTCGCCGCCGACAAGGAGACCGTTGTCAAGGAGTACAGGGACGCAACCTCCACCTTCGTCTCCCCCGGCTTCGACCTTTCGATGGTCGAGGACCTGCACGACCTTGGCTACCTGCCGCTGCGCTTCTCTCAGGTGCCCGAAGGCGTTCTAGTGCCGATCAAGGTGCCGTCCGTGATTGTCGAGTCCACCCACAAGGACTTCGCATGGCTCGTCAACTACGTCGAGTCCGACCTCTCCGCAGCCATTTGGCACCCGTCCACGGTGGCCACCATTGCATGGTCCCTGCGCCGCGTCTTCGAGAAGGCTGCCCGCGAAACCGGTGGAGCCGTCGAGGCTGTTGACTTCCAGCTGCACGACTTCTCCTACCGTGGTCAGGTCAACCGCGAGGCCGCGATGTCCTCCGGTGCCGCACACCTCACATCCTTCTTTGGCTCTGACGCGGTCCCGGCTGTGCAGTACGTGAATTACTACTACCCCGGTGAGGACAACGGCCTGATCGCCGCCTCAGTGCCTGCCACGGAGCACTCCGTGATGTGTGCCGGTGGTAAGGAAGACGAAATTGAAACCTTCCGCCGCCTGCTGAAGACCTTCCCGACCGGTATCCTTTCCATCGTGGCCGACACGTGGGACCTCTTCAAGGTTCTCACCGAGTACCTGCCGCTCCTGAAGGATGAGATCATGGCCCGCGACGGCAAGCTCGTCATCCGCCCTGACTCGGGTGACCCGGCAGACATCATCTGTGGTCTGAACACGAACAGGGAACTGTTGTGGGCAGGTTACGGACCTACCGGGAGTGAGCCCGAGTCCAAGGGTGCCATCGAACTGCTCTGGGACACCTTCGGCGGTACTGAGAACGCTGCCGGTTTCCGGGAACTGGACTCCCACATCGGCCTGATCTACGGCGACGGGATGTACGCGGCCCGCATTGAAGATATCAATGCACGACTCAAGTCCAAGGGCTTCTCCTCCACCAACTGGGTGGCCGGTATCGGCTCCTACTCCTACCAGATGGTGACCCGCGACACCTTTGGGTCCGCCGTCAAGGCCACGTACGTCGAGGTCAACGGCGAAGGCCGGGACATCTTCAAGGACCCGAAGACCGATGATGGCACCAAGAAGTCCGCCACCGGAAAGCTCGCGGTCGGGCACATGGCGAACGGTACGTTGTATCTGATTGAGAAGGCCACGGATGATCAGATCAAAAACTCTGTTATCCAGCCTGTCTGGGAGGACGGCAAGTTCCTGAAGGAGTACTCCTTCGCCGAGGTCCGCGCCAACGTCAAGCGCACCACCGGCATCCTCGAACGAAACGGAAGCATCTAAGCATGGAACTTACAGGTGATGTCGTGCTCGCTGGCGACTGGCACGGAAACGCCCCACAGGGGTTGAATGTGATCGATTACGCTGTCCGAGAGGGCATCAAGATCATCATTCAGATCGGCGACTTCGGGATCTGGCAGGACGATAAGCCCTACCTGAACAAGCTGCAGAACCGGCTGGGCGAGCACGACATCATCCTGTACTTCATTGACGGGAACCACGAGGATTTCCCGCGCCTGTACGCCAAGAAGATCGGCGAGGACGGCACCCGCAAGGTGCGTGCCAACATCTTCCACCTGCCCCGAGGCTTCCGCTTCACATGGGAGGGCTACCGCGTGCTCGCACTGGGCGGGGCTGCCTCCATCGACAAGCCGTTCCGCCGCGAAGGCCGCAGCTGGTGGCCTGAGGAACTGATCACGGAAGAGGATGTACAGGCATCCATCGAGGGCGGGCCGGTAGATATCCTCCTTGCCCATGACAGCCCCCGCAGTGCCCCCAATTCGGTGACCGACGACCCCTATGGACAGTCCGAGGCCAGCCGATACTTCGGCGGCGATATGGTGTACGCGTGCAATGAACACCGGAGACAGCTTCAGCGGGTCACCGACGTTGTCACCCCCCGTCTGGTTTTCCATGGCCACTACCACATGGCCATGACAGGGCTGTTCCACCACGAGGACGACGCCAGAACCAGTGCCCGCGTCTTCGGTTTGGATCAAGGCACGGGTCGGCTGCCTAGGCACACCATGACCCTGCGAACCGACTGGGTAGCTGAAGAGCTGTCAGCCCTTGACAATATACAATAGCCTGATATACTAAGGAGCATGAATACCATGACAGAAAAATCAACCCTTCCGGAGCTCTCTCCGGATACCGTGGCCCAGCTCAAGAAGCTGCGTGACACCGACCGACCTGCCTTCTACCAGTATGTGGCATCCCTGCGACAGAACAAGTGGCCCCTGCGGGCTGTCTCGGAGCCGCTGGGCGTGTCGCGCTCGATCGTACAGATCTGGGAGCACAAGGTACCAGACAACACCTACCTGCCAGACACCGAGCAGCTGCCCAAGGCCATCAATGATCAGGTCAAGCCGATCTACCTGCGTTACGAACTGACCGATGAGGAGTCCACGCAGATGTATGTGCTTGCCCGCGAGGCCTCCAAGGTCCGCAGGTTCACTGACCCTGATGCACCGTCCCGGGACGCCGCCAAGGAGCTCGAAGAGCTGCTCCACTACCACAAGGAACGCGGCGCATCCCTGAACACGCTCAAGGTTGCCTGCGGCGTCTCACGCCGTGCCATTGCCCAGCGCTTGGAGAAGCGGGACAAGGCCTCTTGAGTCTGGACCTTGAGCCCGCCAGCCTGCTCTATCTGGACCTGTTCCCCGCCTCCGTCAGCGTTGTGAACTTCGTCACGGACGCAGCCCTTCTGGGCGAGGAGTTCCGGGTTGCCGCCACCGACAACTATCTCTATGTCATCGAGGACACCCCCGATGGCCCGGAGATGCTTATCAAGGAACCCTTGGTCAGCTTCTCGGGAACGAACAAGACAGGCTATACGGTCGAGACAGAGTTCGAGACCTACTACATCAAACGTGCACCGAACTGTGGCTGTGGTGCAAGCCTCCGTGGCATCTACCTCTTCCCGGATGCAGTCTACATCCGACCCACCGACTAGGAATAGTATGCCCAGCCCGATACCCAATGCTAATTACGCAATCGATCTTGATGTCAACAAGCCCGGAGAAACAACACAGGTAGGCTGCGTGAACTGCCTGTTGGAGGGTACCCACGCCCCACAGGAGATCATCTACTACTACGGCGGGTATTCGATGTGCATGAGACACGTCCAGAATGCCCTTCAGAAGGCCCAGAACCCTACCCATGTCTCCTAACACCCTGACCACCCTGTTGGTGGATACAGCAGCCGTTTACCGGCTGACCAAGCTGGTTACCGAGGACTACCTCACCGAGGATCTGCGTAAACTAGTGCAACAACACTTTCCAGCCGTCCTTGACAAGTACACCGGGCTGAAAAGAAAACATAAATTGGTGTATTTTATCAACTGCCCATGGTGCGTTTCCATTTGGGCGGCTGCATTTATCTTTACACTACGACAAATCAACCCCACACTAGCAACATACCTGTCATCCATCCTCGCAGCCTCCGCTGTGACGGGCATCGCCGCAATTAAGGGTATATAGAGTGATAAACTTGTCTACAGACGTTTTTTCTGATAGCGGAGTAGACAATGCCCTTTTTCACACGTGCAAGCGAGCCTTCGCCTGAAGAGAACGTTCCTTTTGGTGCAGTACCCTATAACTCCCCCCGAGCACTGGTAGCCAGTGCTGCGCGAGTGGATCTTAAGAGCACCAAGGAGCTCGAATCAGTAGCACGACGCCGTTTGGTAGGACGGTGGCAGACCGATGCATGGGAGTACTATGACCTCATCGGTGAACTTAAGTTTGCTGCCACCATCCTTGCAAACGTAATCTCACGTGTGAATATTTATGCAGCATATATTGCAGACTCCTCCCAAGTCCCCGCCCGTGTGGGTGTGATTGACCACCTTGATGCGGAGTATAAGGAAAAAGCAGCGTCAATGCTTTACCTACTGGAGACGGGGAATGGTGGCAGTGCAGGGCTACTCCGCAATGCAGCCCTCAACCTCTTTGTAACAGGTGAATGCTACCTTGTCCGGGAACCTTCCAAATGGACTACCGGTGAACCTGAAAAGTACCAGATCCGCTCGATCGATGAGATCGTTGCTACCCCCTCACTACGAAAGAAGGGCCGTGGCAACGCGCCTTCAAAGAGTGGCTGGTCAATCAAGCCATCCCGCGATGCCACCATTGACGAATACATTGAGATCCCTGAGAACGGATATATTGCACGCCTTTGGCGTCCGCACCCACGATTCTCGGACGAGGCTGAGTCCTCAGTCAAGGGCGTTCTTGATCTTTGTGATGAACTACTCCTTCTGAGCCGCACAGCTTCCGCTGCAGCGAAGTCCCGTCTTAGTTCTGGCGTCTTCTTCGTACCGGACGGTCTATCCTACGCAGCTGGCTCAGATGCAGCCATGACAGACCCGGATGACCCCAACGCGGTCTCCTCGGATGATCAGGACGACTTCGAAGAGCAGTTCATCGATGCCATGGTCACCCCGATTTCGGACCCCTCCAGCGCCTCCGCCGTCGTACCACTACTTGTCCGTGGCCCGGAAGAGCTCGGTGCGAAGATGCTTCACATCAGTTTTGCACGTGCATGGGATCCACAGCTTGCCAAGCACATGGACACCGTTCTGGGTCGCATCATTTCAGGCATTGACCTGCCCAAGGAAATTGTCGGCGGTATGGCCAACCTCAAGGGTGCCAACGCCAAGATTGTTGAGGAGACGATGTACTCCTCCCACATCGAGCCGATGGTCTTGATGGTCTGCGATATGCTCACCGTTGCCTTCCTCCGCCCCGCACTGCGTGCTTTGGGGTTCCCCGAAGAGCACATCATGCGTACCGTCATCTGGTACGATCCGTCGGCTGTCACATCCAAGCCTTCCAAGTCTGAATCCGCCACACTTGGGTTTGATAAGCAGATCATCTCTGCGGATGCTTGGCGTCGTGCACACGGATTCTCCATCTCTGACGCCCCAACCCAGCTTGAGATCGCACAGCGTCTTGCAGTGGCCAAGGGACTTATTTCCGAGCCGCTGGCCGAGAAGCTGATCTCCACCCTGATCCCGGACCTGATGGCGGATCTCCGCAAGGAACAGCTGCAGCAGTCCGACCCAAGCTCCGCAGCCGCACTAAATGATGCCCTAAGTGGTGATACACCACCGGTTCCAGACGCACCGGCAGCATCTACAGACCCCGCTTCTGATACAATAGACACTAGTACACCGCCCCCTTCCACGCTACTGGAGCCGTAAAATATGTTTGATCGCAGCGCAGCAGTAAAGCTCCAGCTTAGGGATAAAAAGGGTAAGTTCATCAAGATGGGTGACCACGTCAAGTGGCACTCACTTGAGGACGATGCCGACGTCAGTGGTATCGCCCGTGGACAAAGTGGCAATAACATTATTGTCGAGTTCTCCAAGGGTGGTCAGACCTACCACATCAACGTGCCCCACAATAAAGTTGAAGCGATCCAAGAAAAGGCGCACCTAGATCCGGCATATGTGGAGTCTCACGGTGGACACACCCACACGCCCAACATTCATGACGCTGGCGTCACTATCTCCCACACTGTCACACACTATGCGATCGGATCCAAGGATGGGTCCCCGCTGACCACCAAGATTGGTGACCTCAAGCCCGGTGACACGGTCTACCCGATCAAGAGCCACAACTCCACCACCCCTGCGAGTATCCAGAAGTCTCCGTATAACTCTAAAGAACCAGCCTCCAAGGCCAACTTCCAGAAGTTCAATGGCCACGGCACGGTCAAGTCCATCGCCATGGACAAGGATACGGGTCTGCCGAAGTACGCTGTCATTACCGACCACAAAGGTAAAGACCACTTCCCGTCAGCATCCCACTACGCTATCAAAAAGAACGACCACCTCGACAAGGCGATCACTGACGCCCATGGCCAAGAGTCCAGCGCTACAGGCCACAGCACGTCAAACAATCTGGTGGATGAGGTCAAGGGCACCCACACCACGGAAGACAAGTTCAACGCGGCCAGCGCACCAGTAGGTGCCACGATGCAGGTTGCCAGCGTTGATAGCAGTCACATCACGCTCACCAAGACCGGCGACAACCAGTGGAAAACGTCAAACGGATTCAGCCTCACCGACGCTGAGGCTGCCCATATGGTCAACACGCCAAAGCCGGAGAAGTTCGTAGACGAACACCAGTATATCGATAAAAAGACTGTCGAGCCTGCTAACGCACCGATAGACATCTCCAAGTGGACAAAGCAGGGCGGATCCCAGATGGGATCCAATCCCGGGGGGATCTATACGGATGAGAAGGGCAAGCAGTGGTACGTCAAACTCTCGCAGAGTGATGACCATGCGCGTACCGAAGTTCTCGCTGACCAGCTCTATGCCGACGCGGGTGTCCCTGCTGCCGGTCTGAGACTTGCTGATGTCGGGAACGGCAATCTTGGCACAGCATCACCCATGATCGATGGTGCCAAGGCCGACCTCAGTCACCATCTCAATGACAAAACCTATATGGATAAGATCCAAGAGGGCTTTGCTGTTGACGTATGGTTGGCTAACTGGGACGTAGCCGGGGCAGTCTACGACAACATCATCACCGACGGCCACGGCAACCCGGTACGTATCGACCCGGGCGGCGCTCTTCAGTACCGTGCACAGGGCTCGCCCAAGGGCGACGCCTTCGGCAACAAGGCTGACGAGTGGAACACCCTACGCAACAAGCCGGGATCCACGTCCACAGCCCTCTTCGGCTCGATGACGGACCAGCAGCTCGCCGACTCCGCCACCAAGGTCGCTGCCTTTGATGACAAGAAGATCGATGACAAGGTCGACGCTCTTGGTTTCGACAAGACCACCTCAGACATGCTCAAGGAGCGCCTGAAGGCCCGACGTGACGACATCGTAAGTCGTGCTGATGCCCTCAAGCCAGAGACTGCCAAAGCCCCGGAAACCCCTGCAGAGGCTGCCCCAACAGCTGTAGACGACCACCCAGCCTACGACGCTCTCGACCTCTTCGGTATGCCCAACGGTGCCCACTTCTCCTCAGACGCCAATGGTGTGAAGGGTGGGTACTACAAGAAGGGGGAACTATGGTACATGTCCTTCGACCCCAACGACACGATGTATGGCAACAAGGTTCCGGCACACACTGTGGTCACCACCCTTGCCAACAACCCCTCCTTCAAGCTTGACCCGGAGTCCATCAAGAAGACTGCCCCCGCTACGCCGGTTCACGCCCCCGCTGGCGAGTCCGAAGGAGGCCCCGGAACACCGTTCTACGACAAGCTACTCCAGTCTGACAAGGATGAACTGGCCCAAGAGGTCACCCACTCCTACGGGTACAGCGACCCATCGGACCCGCACAGCGCCTTCCCCGGTTATAATGACCAAGAGGCCTATGTTGCCAATGACTTCATTGCCAGCAGCCATAACATCAATAAGGCCCTCCGATCCGGGGACTCCGAGGGACACAATCTCGATATCGCAACGCTGGACCAGATCCTCGATAAGAGTGTTCTGAAGGGTGACACAGTCGTCTACCGTGGTCTCAGCGCCCGTGACTCGATTGTAGAGAGCCTTCTCAACGGGTCCTATAGTGATGCAGCATACTCTTCGACATCCACTGACCCTAAGATCGGCCACGACTGGATCGGCTACAGCCCCGATGACCGTACCCCGGTCTTCATGGAAATTCACCTGCCTGCAGGCTTCAAGGCCCACAAGCTTGACTACAACGGTCTTCAGAACCACCACGGGTATGAGAATGAATCAGAAGTAATTCTTCCACATGGAACTGTATATGCAGTTTCCCACAAGGAAGAGTATACTAATGGTGCAGACCAAAAGGGTTGGAAGATCACACTGACTCCGATCCTCGATGAGCATAACTTTGATACAGGAGAAAAGAATGACACAGGAGCAGACGCAGCCGGATCCCCAGCAGGGGACGCCGCAGGAGCGGGCAGTGAGCCGGTTCATAACGACGGAGGACCAGATTCAAGTCTTCAGCCCGGAGGAAACGAAGACCATGTTGGCACAGAGCCAAGCCCTGCTGGATCGCCGGAAGAAGAGCCTCAAGGGCAAGTAGCCCCCGCTACCACTTCCGATAACCACCCGGACTTCAATGCGACCTACGCAGACAAGGGCAAGGACCAGATTGACGCCAACGGCGCGACGATCAAGGTCAACGACCTCATCCACCACCCTAAGAAGGGGGTCGGAAAGGTCTTCATCGGGCTGCCGTCAACAAATTCAGTCAAGGTAGTCTACCCGGACGGGTCCAAAGCCACCCACCTCTCCAAGGCTGTCACCAAGCTTGAAGGCGATACACCTCAGATCGCCGCGCTCCCAGATGACCTCAAGGTTGGGGACCACGGCATCGACCCAACCACACACACCAAATACATCGTTGGCACCAACGACTCTCTGATCCACATCGGAGATACTGTCACACACAGCAGCGGTGACAAGGGTACCGTCAAGGCCATCTACGCGGGCGAGAAGACTGTCAGTGTCAAGTGGGACAAGGGCTCTACGTCTACCAAGAAGGCCAGCACCCTTGAGTCAGGTACCAGCCACACACCCAATGTGAAAGATACTACGCCGCCGCAGCCAGTACAAGAACCTACCCCTGTCGCGCCCCAGCCAGTACACGCACCCGAGCCTGCCCAAGAGGTGCCTGCAGCCCCCGCATCACCAGAAACATCTACACACACCCCTGCAGCGGCTACTGGACCCCTCTCACACCTGACAGAAGAGGATATCGCCAATCTTCCCGTCGGAACAGTCCTACATAAGAATGCTAACTCTCTCTTCTATAACAAGAAAGTCGGTGAAAACCAATGGCAGATGATGAAAGTCAGTACAGGTCAACCGGCTTTCGGGCACACAAACCCAGACAAAACAATGCATGGGGTATTGCAGAACTCTCCAGACCTCTACCAGTCTATGAGCCTGCCTGAAACACCTGCTGAAGCCCCTGAGATGGTGCATACTGATGTCGCTGACTCTTCGATGCTCCATGACCCGTCTACTCACGACCTCTTAAAGCTGCCAGACGGAACTGTGCTTACCGATCCCACACTTGAAGGCTTCACCTTCACCAAGAATGGTGACCTCTGGGATCAGAAGGGACCGTCTGGACAGAATATCGGTCTGCCCACTAGCTCCCTCACAGATGGTAGCTCCTATCATGTACAGCTGCCTACTGACCACGCTACTGAGTCCGCGCCGTCTGCCGAATCATTCGACGGTAAGAAGCTCAACGAACTCTCTACACCGCTCGATCAGCTTCCCGTAGGTACGACGATTACGTCCGATAACCACAGCCACGCCTTCAGGAAACTAGAGAATGGCGACTGGCAGGCATACAAACAGACCTCTGGCAATAATATGTTCTCGAAGTTCAGCTCCAAACAGCTGGGTGAGAACTTGGAGTCAGCTGCGTCCGAGCACACTGTCCACGCCCCGAAAGTCGAGGAGCCTGCTGCCGCTACAGGTACATCACTAGTCGGAAAACCGCTCCTCGACGTCATGCACGCCAACGAATTCAACTCTCTCCCGATAGGGTCCGAGATCCATAGCAAGCTAGACGACTCGTTTGCCTATAGGAAAATAGCAAACAACACGTGGAACCGGGTCTACCTCGCGACTGGTGTTCCGGCCCTTACGCAGTACACGGATAAAGACTTCACCTCTCTGGAGGATCACGCCCTTGATCCCTACGTCCTCGGCAAGATCGGTGATCAGGCAGTACCGGCTGGCCCCCACACACCAAACACTGCCGACACTCCGAGTGATCACATAGGCAAGACCCTGACCGACGTGATGACCAGTGGTGGTACCAGTACACTGCCCGTCGGCACGGAGCTCCACAACGGGGAGCACGTATATAAGAAGACGGCACCAAACGCTTGGCAGAAAGTCTCGAAAGCCAACGGGGCACTGGATCCGCAGATCCAAGAAGACTCAAAATTCGAAAGTGTCCCTTCATCACTGACGGATAAGTACACTGTGTCAGGCCCATCTGTACCTGCACCGCCGCAGGAGACGGGAGCCTCTGTCCTTACCGGGGTATCCAATGGGCACCAGATCTCCAAGGAGCTCCTTGACGCACAGCCTGCTGGTACGTCTATGAAGAAGGAATCGGCCTACGGATCCTCGGCATTCTACTACATCAAGCAATCAGACGGGACATGGAAACTCTTTAAGTATGGGCAGGAGAAGGGTACATATACTTCCGATAATATCAAGGCTGAGAATACTACGGCCACCTTCGGGGTACCTACGTCTGGATCCAAATTCTTTTATTCCAAGTCGGGTGAGATCACCTATGAGGGTGACAAGGTTGATTATAAAGGCACCACTGGTAAGATCACATCGATCACTGACACAGGCCTTGTAGGTGTAAAGCTCGATGGAGAAAGCAAGGCTAAGTACAAGGCTGCGTCCCAGCTCATTAAAACCCCCTCATATGGTCACAAAGACGCTCCGGCATACCAGCCACCAGCTACACCGGATCTAGGTACTACCCCCAACTCTGAAAACCATGCGGGTGGTGCCGATACCCTGAATTTTGCTGGTGCTAGCAGTACAGCTTATGATGACCAAGGCCTTTCGATGCCTGCGACAACTAGTGATTCCCACCTGTCTTCAGGCCTGACTCTCGCCCCGACTCATGCAGCAGATGTGTCTAACCCTCTTCACGGCACCCCTGAGCCACAGCCTCCGACAGCACCAGAGGCCTACCCAGCATTTAATGCAGAGGCCATAGCAGAGCTGCCTAAGTGGGATTCCGCTGGGTGGCTTGCGAAGGTCAAGCAACGATATGCAGATAATCCTCATAAGGTAGCCGCTACATTAGAGGAGAGTAAGAACTGGAGTAAGATCCAAACCGTACTCAACGGTGATGAAATACACCTTGATACCCTACTACAGTCAAAGTATCTTGATGAAGAACTAAAGAATGAAGCGATCCAAGGTATCGTCAAGCAAGAATATAAGAATAAGCCTTTGCTTGATGCCCACAATGCTAAACTAGCTGAGGCCAAGAAGCAGTATGATGCTGCAAAGGCTGCGCACATAGCTAAGTATGACGCACAAAAGCAGGCATTCAATCAAAAGCTGGACCAATGGGTGGCAGCTAACCCGAATGACAAGGCAATGAGTGCCATACAGCTGCCTGACACCTCTACAGAAAACTTCACTGGCGGACCTGCTGACTGGACCAAGGCGCACGCCGGAACCTTCAGTGCTCAGTCGGTTTTCGACTCTATCAAGAAAGATAACCAGCTCGGGACTAAGGGTCTCTCTATTGCCACGGACTCCGATCAGGTTGAGGCCCTTGATGCAAATGTGATGAAGATCATCAACACCAGCGGTAAACCCGTCATTCAGGTGAAAATGAAGCTTACTGGGCCGTACGGTGCGGCCTTTGAAAAGACGCTGAAGGATCAGGCCGGAGTCTCCAAGACCAGCGGTATATTCTCCAACCACCTAGTCATTGATACTGCTACAGGCTTATTGAAGGATGAGGGACAACCGCCAACAGGTGGTTGGGTGCACCAAGGAACCCGCTACAGTTGGACGGACCCTTCCACGGGTGCGACAATTGAATTCCAGCGTTCAATGGAGCAGGGCATGAATGTTAGTGCAAACAACAATACAGTGCGTATACACTTACCTGAGAACTCGACCCCCGAAGATTACCAGAAGGTTCTTGAGAACATGGGGGTAAATGCTAAGCCATCGACCGAGGGGGATATCCGAGTCCTTGCAGAGAACCAGCTCCTCTCCATGATGGGTAAGAGTACTGTAAATGCTAAAATTTATGATGGAAATGTCAACCTCTCTGGGGTTTCCCGGTCTAACCAGCTCAAGCAAATTGAAGAGAAGTATGGTGTCACACCGGATGATATGATCTTCTCCTCTGAAGCTAATGGCCGTGTGCGTTTCTTCCTCAAGGACGATAAGGCACAGGCTTTGACGGACAAATATGGTGTTAAGAGTTTTGTACACAATGTGAGCGGTTACGGGGCTGATACATGGCTCAACATGTTGGTTGGGCCGAATAACGGCCTACTCTCCACCTTCCACCGATGGAGTGAGGGTATTGGTGGTCAGGGTATGTCATCCATCTCCGACCATTCTTATGGGTCTTCGGATTACATTTACATGACACCGAAGTCTAGTCTCCCTACTAGTGGTCATGGCTCCTCTGTAGTGATCAACCCTAAGGCTATCTTCCGCCGCACAGACTGGTGGGCTAATAAAAGTGATAGTTACGGTAAAAAGGGGGATGGGACATCCAGTAGCCCATACAATCTTCTTGACAGTGTGACAGGGGGGTCAACATATAATGGTGGCGTCCATGAGGCCCTTCCGAAGGACTCGGTGCCCGTGAGTGACTGGATGTACGTCAACATGGACTCTGGAACCCGTTTGGAAGTAATTAAGGGTCTCAAGGATCGCGGTGTTCTACAGATTAATGGCGTACCTATTGAAGATTTTATCCGCAGCTCTGGTGCATCCTCTAGCACCACATCTGCTACCATGCCTGTGGTCGGCTAGGTCTTCTGAAAATAGTGTACATATGGTAGGATATTAGTATGAATGAAAATATGTTTGAGCAGGATACAGTCTATACCGTTGACCACAACGGTATACCCTCCTTTGGGTACCTACGGGACGATGAGGGCATCGTGGCGTATGACCTCGTGAGGGCGTGGGATCTGTCAGAGTGGGACGCAACGCAGAAGGGGTCACAAACAACCTTCAAGCAGTACGATGCCTTCTACTCCATCCGCCCTGTCGAGCTTGAAGACGCCAAAACTGTGTTTCCAGAGCTGATCCGTACCTTCCCAGACGTCGAGTCTCTACAGAACTTTGCCAAGAAAGCGATTGCCTTGTCTGATTCCTACACCCCCAACACCGTCCCGGACGAGACCGTCTCCTTCACCATCGATGATGACGGGACGGTCCTTGACCTGATCCGCGTGACAGAGAACGGGGAGATGTACGCCCGTGACAATATCCAGTGGACACGGCTGGAGGGTGAAGACCACCCTACCATTATAGACAAGGACCTTGTCGATATAGATCCTGATGACGTCGTCGCCGCGATCAAGATGTGGGATGACGCATCCGGGTCCGGTTCAACTCTGATGGAGAGCGATATCCTACCGATGGCCTCTGCTCAACAGTAGTGTATGATATAATAACTGAATAGTTGTGTTCACACGTGGTGATGGGTTTTTAATGATTGATACAGCCAAGGCGGACAGATCCGGGCTTGAGAGCTCTCAGGTAGTCAGGGTGTCCAGAGACCTCAAGTCCGTGGTTGTCGCACGTCAAAATGGTACCCTCGACGTATTATCGGCGTCTACCGGTGACCCACTGTTTGAAGGCCTTGGTGGGTATTATGACCTACCCAAAGATACCCAGTGGCGTAGAGTTGTAGCAACAGAGGTGACTGCCATCACGGCAGCGCTTGCCTCCCCAGTTCAGGACATTGAGGTCCACGAAGAAGCCGCTAAGACTTATAGGGTTCCGCCTGCGGTCAAGGAAGAGATTCAGGCTGCACTCAGCGCATCTGCAGATCTCCCGGAAGAAGACCTCCGCCACGCCCGAGCACTCGCTTTTGATGACGCGGTCAGCATGCCGGACGTCCAGTGGATGAGTGACTTCTTCGATGCGTATGACACCCCACAGCGACTTCGCGGTGGGTTCAAAGGACAGAAGTGGGCATCCAAGATCCTTGGGCCGGATGATCTGGATAGTGGCGACACGCAGGGTGACGTTCAGGATGACCCTACTGTCTTCGATGGCGACCAGTATAGCTACTACGGAATCGGCACAGACCCGAACAGCACAGAAGTACACACACTCATTGCAGTTGACTTTGATACGCATGAGGTGTTGATCTGGAACGGTAATGAGTTCGAACCAACCGAGGCACAAATCGATGATGTCGATGAACCCCAGATCGTCCCACTTGACAACGAGACAGCCCAGACTCTTGCGCTAATGCTACAGTCTGACCCGACCTCCTCACACGACGTCCTAGACTTCAATGCTGAAGAGCGCAGCCTCTTCGCTCTGGGGCAGTCAGAGCTAGACTATGAAGACCTTGACCGCCGTGGGGCAATCATTGCAGACGCCACGGGATATACTCCGGCAGAGCGCAGCCTCAATGCCAAGCGCCAGATCCGTGGCCCGGGTGGCACTTTCGGTGGCCGACAGGTGGCACAGGGCTCCAAGCTACAGGCCTTTAAGAAGGCAAAGCTGTCCGATAACCCCCCACTGGTTGTCGATGTCGCGGCTCGCATCCAGCAGTTCCTAGCGGACGCACAGGCGACGGATGAGTCTACAGCTGTTCCGGCTACTGACCCTGTCACAGCCGCTGCACCCAACCCTGCGGCCCCTACTACGCTTGACTCGACTTCTGCACCGGTCTCGACTAACGCGACGGCTGACGCCCCCACAGGTGATCCTACCGGGGCCGCACTCTACTTTGCGATTGTAGATGCAACTGACACCACAGCTGTTCTGGACGCCATTGCGATTGTCAAGGACTCCACAGGTAACCCACAGGCATGGGTCCGCACAGGCGGTGCATGGAAGAATGATCCGGCAACGCTGGCCAAGCTTACCGGCCCGACACCGCCACCTATTATTGAACTCACGTCCCCTGAACCTGCCAAGACAGTTCTTGCACAGGTCGATGCCTCCGACGGAAGCAAAGCGGACATGCCTGCAGTCGCCGTCCCGACCGAGGCCCCAGTGACCGCAGCAGGGTTCGCCGTCCCCGGCACAGATCTCGGCATCTACGATGAGAATGATATTGTTGCTGCAGTATCAACTTTCGACACCCTAACCACTGAGACACAGAGTATTGCAAAGCGGATCATCCGCACACGTGCCACAGCTCTGAACCGCAGGGACCTTCTTCCCGTAGACTGGCGTACCCTTTCGGCTGTTGAAGAGGGTGAGGCTTTCGCAGCCGAGTCCCCACTCTTCAGTGAGTACGGCGATGTCATTGTCGCAACCGGTCACCCTGTCAAGGGAGCCAAAGGGGCTGAAAAGTTGAAGGAGTACTGGATTCATGGCAAAGGAGCCTTGAAGATCAGGTGGGGTACGCCCGGAGACCTGAGCCGTGCACACACTCATTTGGCTAAGTTCGTTGGCCCGGTCATGGCTTGGGGTTTAGCTCAGAATTATCACAAGGCACTGTTTGGTATGTCAAATGCCAAACACGACAAGCTGACTGGCCAGAGGTAGAAACACTATGAAAATTTACTCACCAATCTCTGAAGATCTTTTTTCTTCGATAGACTTTGATGAAAAGATCATCGAGCTGGCCATCACCGCTGCCGCCAGTTTCCTTGAAGACACCGGTATGGATATCCCACAGTCCGCTGCCGACGTGGACCCTTCTGGTATTGCCTTCGGCGCAAAGTTTGTCATCCCTCTCGCACTGCCTGAGGGTGTAGAATCCGGTGACGGACGCCAGTTCGATGAGGAGTCACTGTCCGCGCGCAACATGCCACTGGCTCTGATGTGGCAGATCAAGACCGGCCCCGGCCATGATGGCTCCGTTGTGGTCGGACGTATCGACAGCATCGAGCGCACCCCTGACGGCCTCGGCAACGCAAAAGGTGTCTTCGATGTAGGCCCCTACGGTCGCGAAGCCGAGCGCATGGTGCGTAATGGTTTTCTTCGTGGTGTATCAGCAGATCTCGACAAGTTCGAAGGTACAGCCGCCAAGGACCCTGAAGACACCGAAGAGTCCGAGCTTACCACCATCAAGAGCAAAGAAATCAACATCAGTAAGGCCCGTCTAATGGGCATCACCATCGTACCGAAGCCCGCCTTTGAGGAGTGCCTTATCATGATTGAACAACCAGCAACCATGGACACCGGGGACGACACTGTCCCAGACGGTCTCTATGAGGACACTCTCGATGACATGGACAACGAGCTGGCAGCACTTGCCGCCTCTGCTGCCCCTCTTGTCCCGCCCAAGGCATGGTTCGAGAACCCGAAGCTCCGCGAACCACAGCCCCTGACCGTCACGGATGACGGACATGTCTTTGGCCACGTCGCCACATGGAACTCTACACATATCGGGCTGCCCCGCGCAACCCGTCCGCCGCGTTCGCAATCCAACTACGCATACTTCCGTAAAGGCCTGCTGCGCACTGATTCCGGCGAGGATGTACGCGTAGGCCAGCTGACGCTTACAGGCGGTCACGCGTCCATGCAGGCCTCTGCCAATGAGGCTATCAAACACTACGACGACACCCGCTCTGCGGTAGCTGACGTGACTGCCGGAGAAGATCAGCACGGCATCTGGGTTGCCGGATCCTTGCGCCCAGATGTCACCCCCAATCAGGTACGTGCTTTCCGTGCTTCTGCCCAGTCCGGTGACTGGCGTCCGATCAACGGCAAGCTGGAGCTTGTTGCTGTATGCTCTGTCAACGTTCCCGGATTCCCGATCGCCCGCCCGCAGGTTCTCGTGGCCGGTGGCCAGATTCAGGCTCTTGTGGCGGCTGGTGCACTACCTACTGCAGAGTACTCGAAACTTGACGAACTCTCAGCACGTCTTGATGCCATCGAAGCTGCAGAGCTGAGCGCTAAGCGTGAAGAGGCCCTGAGCCGCCTCAACCCTCTGATCACTACCAAGAACACCGAACTTGCTGCCCTCGCAGCGAGTGCGCGTGACCGTATGCAACCTGTCCTCGCCTCGGCGGACGCCGACCTAGCCGCCCAGATGGAGTCGCTCCGAAAGCGCGTTCTCGGAGCTGGTGGAGAATAGTAATCGCTAAACAATGATGAGCCCCAGAAATGGGGCTTTTCTTGTATCTAAACGGATTAACTAAACATACACACCCCATTTTTTGCATGATATACTGATATCAATACTGAGCGCAAATCACACGATGATCCTGCCCTTGCTGCCATAGAGACTGAATTTATACACGATAAGTAATTTGCTTATCTCTAAATGAAATCTAAGGAGGGACCCTGTGGATCAGATCCGTGAAAGCCTAGACAAAATCTCCGACCTTTCGGATGATGAGCTCGACGCACTAGAAAACTCTGTTGTATCAGAGTTCAAGACGGTTCAATCGCAAGACCCGACTCGTGAAGTTGTAACCAACATGATCGCTCTTGCAGACGCAGCGGACGCAGTCCGTTCCGAACGCGAGAGCCGTAGCGCCGAATCCGCACAACTTGCACAGGCTGCTGCTGACGCAGTTGCTCGTATGAGCAAGGACACGGATGACGATGGAGACGGTGACGTTGACCCTGAGGGCAACGGAGAGCCGGACACCGACGACACTGAAGCACCTGCTGGAACCACTGATGACGCCGAAACACCCGACGCCACCGAGGATCCTGAGGACCCAACCGAAGCTGCCGAGCAGCCTCCAGTAGTCGAGACAGACGCACCCGTGGAAGACCCCACTGCTGCCGCTGCCACTGCTCCTGCGAAGGATGCCGAGACTGCCCCGGAAGATGCCCCAGCCGCAGTTGCCGATGACGCTACGCCAGCCCCTGACGCTGAGCCTGTAGCCCCCACAGATGCACCAGCAGCGGACCCGTCCGCTGAAGATGATGCAGCCGGTGGTGGCGAAGAGACTGACAGCGCAGATGCTGAGCCTGACCTGACCGACGAAGACAAGAAGAAGATTGCAAGTCTTGCCGCCGATGCAGATCCGACTGTTGAAGATGCACCTAAAGAGTCCGAAGCAGCAACCGAAGAAGTACCCGCAGACGAAGCCAAAGAGCTAGCTGCAACCGACCCCACAACTACCGACGCTGAACTCGCATCGGACGAAATTGAGAAAGAGGATCCTGTGACTGCCTCAGCAACTCCAGAAGGGCTTGAATTCCAAGCTCCGGCAGATCTTGCCCCAACTACCGCTCGCCTGTCTGCCCCGGTAACTATTACCGCTGGTGCTGACATCAAGGGCATCCCAATGGGAAGCCTGCTTCCTGACATCGCCGCTGTGGCTTCCGCTCTTCTTGAGCGCAAGAAGTCCATGGGCAAGACCTCTGGTGGAGACGGAGAGCAGTCGCTCGTCGCTTCCTTCAAGACGGACTTCCCTGAGGCTCGTTTCCTCAACGCCTCGGACTTCGAAGGCAACCGCGCCAAGGTTGAAAGCGTTATTTCCGCTGAAGCCATCACCGCTGCCGGTGGTCTGACCGCACCTGTGGAGACCTCCTACGACATCTTCGAACTCGGTGAGACACTTGACCGCCCGGTCAAGGACGCCCTCGCTGTCTTCGGTGCCGACCGTGGCGGTATCCGCTTCATGACTCCGCCGCTCCTTACGGACCTCAACGGCTCTGTCTCCCTGTGGACCCTACAGGACGACATCGACGCAGGCACCGACGGCGCACCGGACCCAGTCAAGCCATGTATCCGCGTTGCAGCTGGTACAGAAATCGTCGTCTACGTAGACGCGATCCCTCTCTGCCTGACCTTCGGTAACCTCGGAGCCCGCGCATACCCAGAGCTCGTAGAGCGTCACACCAAGCTTGGTATGGTTTGGCACGCACGTTACGCCGAGACCCGCCTGCTCACCCGCATCGGTGCCCTGTCCACACAGGTCACAGCCGCTGCAGAGCTCGGTGCCGCACGCGACATCTTCGGCCAGCTTGACCGCGCCGCAGCAGCGTACCGCTCCCGCTACCGTCTGGACGAGAACGCACCACTGCGCGTTATCTTCCCAACTTGGTTCAAGAACGCACTTCGTGCCGACCTGATCAAGCAGCTCCCGGGCGACGGACGCGAAGGTACCTTCAACCTCGCAGAAGCTGAGATCAACGCTTGGTTCGCCACTCGCTCCATCAACGTGTCTTGGCACATCGATGGCGAGACAGGCCAGATCTTCGGCACACAGGACAACAACGCGGCACTGCTTGCATTCCCGACCACAGTTGTTTGGTACCTCTTCTCCGAAGGTACATTCCTCTTCCTCGATGCAGGAACTCTGGACCTCGGCCTCGTGCGCGACTCCACACTCAACGGCACCAACGACTACAAGATCTTCCTTGAGACCTTCGAAGGCGTTGCAAAGGTCGGCGTCGAGTCCCTACGCGTCACAAGCGCACTGGCACTCAAGGGCTCCGCTTCCGCAACTACGACCGTAGTCTCCCCGTAGTAGATCAACAAAGTAACAGTAGCTGGACTCGAAATTCCATCGGAGAAATAAAATGGTAAGACCGACAAACACTCTTATTGAGACGACCGGACCAGAGGCTTCTCCGTTTGGGATTTTGAGTCCAGCTACTACTGTTATAGAACGTCATGATGATTACTGGCTTTCCGCTTTCGATTATGAAATCGCGGATGCCCGTATCAAGGTAGACAATGCTGTGATTCTCGGCGCGGATACTCCCGCCGAGATCGTCAGCATTGTTGCAAACACCGGCAACACTTTCGGCAAATACTTCCCCTTCGATGTTGAAGCTGAGGTCGAGCACTCGACTCTTGGTGTGACGCCGCAGGAAATCGAAGACAGCGCCAAAAAGGCTCTGGACATTGTCACACAGAAGGCCATTGAAACGGAGTTCTGGGGCGGCGGGATCGCTAAGCTTCTCACGGAGACCAACGACAACCGCTACCTCGCCAATACCAAATCGGTTGATGTGACTCCCACTCCGGGTACGGCTGTCAAGCCACGCTACGGGCTGGCCCTCCTTGAGGGTGCTCTTGGGGACGCAACCATCGGCTCTGTCGGAACAATCCACGCACCTCGTGCCGTGGCTGGGATTCTCAAGCTCGAAGAGGATAAGAACGCCCTCTTCACCAAGCTGGGGAACACCGTAGTTGCAGGAACAGGATACTCCAAGCTCGGCCCCACAGGGGTTGCAGCCGGTGCCAACCAGTACTGGGTGTACGCCACCGGACCAGTAACGGTCATCCTTGGTGACATGAATGTCACACCCGGCGAGGTGTCACAGGCTGTCGATACTCGTGTAAACACTATCAAGTATTACGTCGATCGTCCAGCAGCTGTCACATGGTCTACCACAAACGTCTATGCAGTACTCATCGATCTATCACTAGACTACGCCTAAATTTTAGGAAGGATTCATAATGGCTTACGATAAAAGCGCCAGTATTTCGGGCTCCGTGATTCGTATCACCCGCCTCAACGCTGACGGCTCCACAGCCTCAGGCCCTAGCGCCTCATTCGTCACCCGTGCCTTCATCTCCGTCAAGATTACCCCGGAGTACGAAGCAGGAATCGACATCACCCAGAAGCTTGCAGACGGTACCATCGGTATCGCCTACAAGACTCCCAACACACTCAAGCGCGTCAACCTCACGGTTGGCGTGGAGAACCCTGACCCGGAACTCACCGAAATTATCTCAGGCGGTGTTATCCTTGGGGCTTCTCAGGGGTATGCTGCACCAAACATTGGTGAGAACGCCACACCAAACGGTGTGGCAATCGAGGTCTGGTCCAAGGCAATTCTGAATGGCCGTCCAGCCGCTGTGAACCCGTACTGGCATTGGCTCCTGCCATACACCGTTGTACAGGGTACCGGCGACAAGACCATTGCCGAAGGTGTGCTTATGACTGAATTCGCAGGTTGGGGTGTAGGAAACCCTCTCTTCGGTCTCGGCTCTGGTAACACTCCAACGTGGCCGTGGATTACTGACCGTGCATATGCTTACGCTCGCACGGCATCTATCCCGACCGTCCCTTCTGGTGGCTCAGGTTACGTAGCAACAACCCCGTAATTACAACTCAATATCAAATTCTGGCTGGTTCGTATATTCGGACCAGCCAGAAGTGTTTGTACGCATGATATACTTAGATCAAATAACTTTGGGAGCATTATGGCTATTCTTTGGCTCAAATCCACGGATACTGTCGCACCGGCTGGTGCATATACAGCCGACGCCATTGCCACTGCCAGCTTCATTCTTTATAAGCTTTCTGGCGAGAAATTTACTGGGGTACAGACCACAACTGAGAGCTACGGTTCCGGATACTTTAGTCCGATGAAGCTGGAGCCAGTTGTATTGCATGGCGATATCAGAAATATACCACTTCAGGCTGGCCTACGTGAATTGCGTCTGCGGAACTCGCCTGTTGTGTCTGTACAGTCTGTTATTCATGCAGGATCGGTTATGGCGTCCACAGAGTACACATTGCGAAACAATGCGTACCTCGTCCGAGCCAATTCCGTTCCGTGGATTCTAGATCCCCTCTATGACCTGACTGTCTCATACACATACGGAACGCCCATCCCAGCCGCTGGAAAACGCGCAGCGTTGCGTCTAGCCAATGAACTTATCTGGGCAGCTAATGACTCTACTGAGTGCTCCTTGCCTCAGCGGATCACAACCCAGATCACCCGTCAAGGTGAAAGCATGACCGTCCTTGACCCCCTAAACTTCCTTCAGGCTGGCCGTACAGGTGTGTATGAGATTGATCTCTTCCTTGCCGCTGTCAACCCGAATAAAGCGAAGAAAAAGTCGAGAGTCTTCTCGGTAGATAAACCACGCGGAGAGAGAATAAATTGAGCGATACAGACCCATACGCAGATCCGGCAGCACCGAACGTCTATTACCCCCCGGTAGCCGTTCCAACAGAGGCTGAAGTCACCGTGCCTGCAGCCCCCGAGCCTGCTCCGGAAGAGCCTACTGTACCTGCTGCAGAGGACGTCGTACCTACAGGGACGATCGCGGAGGTCCTTGCATGGGTTGGTACAGACCACGACCGCGCAGTACACGCACTCACTGCTGAAGAGGCTGGACAGGCTCGCAAGTCCCTCATCAAGATCCTAGTCACACTCTAAGGAATACCATGTCGTTCGACGCACCCGTATACCTTGAAGGAATCTCTGAGAAGGCTCAGCTAATTCTTGACAAGATAAACGAGGTCTTCACCGAGAACGGTGTGACCCTCCCCACACGACAGTTCCTCGCTGTCGGTGGGCAGGGGCAGACTGTACATAGCTCCGCACAGGTGACAGTATCTTGGGCGCAGGCATACTCAGGTCTGCCACAGCACCAGTCACAGTTCCCTGTGAAGCGTACCCAACCATGGACAGCTGTCTTCGTGGTCGAGGTGGTCCGTGATCTTCCGGGCATGACACCTAGAGGTACAGAGCCCAGCGACGACGTAGTCAGCGCAACGGCCATAAGCCAGATGCAGGACGCCCAGCTTCTCATCGAGGCCGGACGCAGGTCCTTTGAGGATGCGTGGGAGCAGTCCGGCATAGCAGACGTCACAGCCAGTATGCCCAGCGGCCTGCTCCAAGCTGTCACCATGAATGTGATGCTGGTTATTTAGCATGGAGTTTCAGAAGAATGAGGCTGGCTGGCACGAGGAATTCGAGACAACTACCGGCATGGTCGGGCAGTATATTGAGCACCGCAGCATTATTCTTACTCTGCTTGCTAGAATACAAGTTGGAAAAAAGACAGGACAGTTGTCTGCCTCAATGGGGTACACACTTTCTGCAGACCACCAAGGTGTTATCGCCACCATCGGTTCAGACAATGCTATTGCCTTTCTACACCATGAAGGAACTAAGCCGCATATCATCCTTCCGCGTACAAAAAGTACATTACGGTTTGCAAGCCATGGTAAAATTGTGTATGCAAAGATTGTGCATCACCCGGGCACAAAGCCCAACCGATATTTGACGGATAACTTGAATAAAGTTATTGAATAAACTGACGAAATTAGGAAAGACACATGGCTGAAACCCGCCTACCAGTCCGTACCCGCTCATTCTCCACACCTGCAGAGGCTGCAGAGGGCGAAGGAGTCGTCGTTGCACCTCTTGGTTTTGATATCGCCGGAGAAAGCTTCGAAGTACTGCCAGAAGCACCGGGCATCATCCTGCTGGAATTCATCGAAGCAACGACCTCGGACAACAAGGGTGCCACTGCTGCGGCCCTGACCAAGTTCCTCAAGTCTGTCATGTCCGCTGAAGAGTGGGCTCGACTCGATGTGGTCCTCCACGACGCCAAGAATATGATTGACATCAAGACCATTTCCGAGATCGTCGGCTTCGTAATCGAGTCATACACCTCGCGCCCTACCGAGGCGTCCTAGCAGTCGGACGCCACTTCCTGTCTATTTGGAACTGGGTTGATGGTTTTTATCGGCTACAAAATGTTGACCTGTATAGGCTGCTATGCAGGCTCAACGCCGAAAATTCCTTTAATCTTATTGATACTGTGATCCTCGAAGAGAGCGTCCGTGACGGTGGGACTGATGACCCACGCCACAAGATGAAAGCAGTTATTAAAAACTTGTATGGTAAAATTAGGGCTGAGGATAGTTCAAACGACGAAGACTTCGATGATTATGTATCATCGAGTGGTGTGCAACCTCATAACTATCTAGAAGCAGATGAGGCCGGATTCCCCGGTCTTGAGCCCCCAATGGGTTAGCGTGAGGTTGTAGGGCATGACAATTATCGGATCAGCGTATGTAGACATCCGTGCAATCACCGACCACCTCGAAGCCGACATCAAGAAGGCTCTGGCAACCTTGCCGGACACCATTAACGTACATGTCAATGCTGACACAACTGCTGCAGAAGCGCAAATCGACCTACTGGTCGAGTGGGGCAACATACACACAATCAATGTCAATGTCGCGGCGGATACCCTAGGGGCTGAGGCACATATCGAGGCGCTGGTCGAGACAATCGACCACGAAGAAGCCCACATCGACATAAATGTCGATACTGTCGGCGCACGAGCACACGTAGACGAATTCATTGATGGTGAAGATGGACGTCATATCGACGTATCTGTCGACGTTGATGAAGCTGTGGCGATCACCAAGATGGAGGCGCTCCGGGCCAAGCTCGATGCGATAGCCAAGCTCAAGCCGATAACTATTCCTGTTGCTGTCGGTAATGGTAAAGGCCCCATTGGTGAGATAGAGAATGCCCTATCCGCCACCAGCAAAGAACTGGATAAGGCAAACCTCAAGCTCACTTTCTTCGGCCAAGCGCTGAAGAACGCTGGCGATCAAGCCAGCAGCTCCAGTAAGAATGTCGTCAGGTTCTTGGACGGACTCAGCGGTGGGGGAGCCTTGCTCGAACTTACCAAGGAGCTCATCGGATTCAAGATCAACCTTGGCAATGAGGTACCACAAATAGCGCTTGCAGCGGAGAAGTTCGGGGCCATGGCCACCGGGGCGTCCTTCGCCGCAGGTAACATTCTCAGCCTTGCCAGCAGTATCGGAGAGCTAGGCGGGGTAGCTGTTGCGTTGCCCGGAATACTGACGGGCTTCGTCATCGGAATGAAGCTGACAACGATTGCCTTCGGCGATATGAAGAAAGCCGTCCCTGACGTCTACAAGGAGTTCCAAGACCTCAGAGCCATGATCAGTCAGGACTTCTGGTCAACGGCCCGTACGGGGCTGATGGACCTCGTAGCCCCCACTTCTGTGCTGCGTTCGGAGCTTGTCAGTACGTCCAAGGTGCTGGGTACCTTCTGGGGCACGATGTTTGAGGGTATGTCCAAGGGAACCTTTGCAAAGGCAATGGCCGGTGACTTCGACAACCTCAAGAAGTCCATCGAAATTACCACCAGTGGGTCGTCCACTTTTCTTCATATCATCCAGACTCTGGGCGAATTCGGTTCGGCATACCTACCTAAGCTGGCCCAGAGTTTCCTCAATGTTTCGCAGACCTTTGACGCATTCCTGACAAAGGCCAATGCTGACGGCACCCTGAAGCGCTGGGTAGACGGTGGCGTGCAGGGATTCAAAGACCTAGCCGGGGTGGTCGGCAACACTGCCAGTGTGATCGGTGGGCTGATGAAGGCCGCTACCGACGCTGGCGGTGCCTCACTGGGTATCCTTAGCTTGACCATGGAACGCTTCGCAGCCGTGGTACGGGAGCCTGCAGTCCAGGCAGCACTGGTGAATATCTTCAGCGGTGCAAACATTGCCATGAAATCAGCCATCGACGGGCTTGGTAATTTCCTCAAGGGTGTTGGGTACCTATCCCCCGCCCTCAAGGTGGTTGAGCAGGATGTCGGCATTGCCATCCATAATGTTCTCACATTCTTCGGTTCCATCCTCAGTAATCCTACCCTCTTCAAGGGTATTCAGGATCTTTTCGGTGGAATTGTACTCGGTCTTGATCACTTCGCTGCAGCTACTGGTCCTATCGGCGACAAGCTAGGTATCTTCTTCACGGTAATCGGTAAACTGGCTGACTCTCTTGGCGGGGTCTTCGCTAACGCGGTCATTCAAATACTCCCGCTCGTTGCCTCACTGCTGTCCGACATTATTCCTTTGATTCAACCCCTCGGTGATATCACAACTGCAGTTGTTGACGCACTGGCACCTGCCATTGGTATTCTCGTAAAAACAGCATTTCCTCCTTTGATTGCACTGCTCACCGGATCAGTCTTACCTGCGCTAAAGACTTTAGCAGATGCTGCAGGCAAGGCACTGCCCCCGATGGCAGCCGCGATGGGCGATGCCATAAGCAAGTTGGCACCTATTTTTGGTGATTTGATTACCCATGTTACTCCGATTATCGAGAAGATCATCGAAATTGGGGCCAAAGCCATACCTGTTGTCTTGTCCGTACTCCCCGGATTACTTAGCGGCCTTGATAAACTTTTCAAGGCAATAGAGCCTATACTCAACCCCATTCTGGATCTGATAAATGGATTCCTAGATATGAAGGGGGCAGGAGTAATACTTGCGGGCGGTATTGCTATTGCAGTGCTATCCTTCGTAATATTCAATGCAATAATTGGTCCGATCGCCGGGATAATGAAGGGCATACTCTTAGTCACTGAGTTGTATACGGAAAGAGCAAAGATTGCAGCCGCTGCCCAATGGCTGTGGAATTTTGCAATGGATGCCAACCCAGTTGGGCTTATCGTACTCGGTATAGCGGCTCTCATCGCAATTATCGTATTATTGGTTGCCAACTGGGACACAATTACGAAAGCTATATCTGACTTCGTCACTTCTAGCGGTCTAGGTGAGTGGGTTAACCAGACTATAGGTATGTTCGCCGACTTCGGTAAGAATACCCTTGGCATGTTTGTAGATTTCTTCAATAACACCATTGGGATGTTCAGAGATTTCTTCACTAACACTGTTGGTATGTTCGTAGACTTCTTCAATAACACCGTCGGGATGATTGTAGACTGGGGAACCCGCAGCGTCGGTATGTTTGTCGACTTCTTCAATAACACCGTCGGAATGGTGAGGGACTGGGGGGCACGAACCGTTGGTATGTTTGTGGACTTCTTCACCAACACCGTCGGTATGTTTACTGACTTCTTCAACAAGGTAGTCGAAGGATTTAAAGGCTTTGCCCACGACCCCATCGGCGAGGTCCACAAGTTCGTAGATGGGACTATCAAGGCTATCACTGATTGGGGCGTCAACCTCATTGTTACGATTACCCAATTCTTCGTACAGATCAGAAACACTACCATCGATTGGGCAGTTAACGCCGCGATCAATTTCATAAAGTTCTTTACCGATGTTATACAGGGATTCCAGAACTGGCGAGATGGTATTATCAACACGGTCGTCAAATGGGCCATGGATATGGCAGTACATATTGGACAGTTCGAGGCGGATGCCAAAGCCGCCATCATGAAATTCGTTGTGAATACAGTGGGAATGTTCAAGGACTTCTTCACCAACACCATAGGTATGTTCACTGATTTCTGGAACAACCTGCCGAATACCGTAGCCACCTTCGTAGTCAATACCATGGGGATGATTAGGGACTTCAATACCAGAACCAACGGTATGTTTATGGACTTCTTCAACAATACACTGGGCATGTTCTCTGACTTCTTCACTAAAAACATTCCAGACACTGTTAATGAGTTCAACAAACAGACCAATGGTATGTTTAATGATTTTGTCGCCAATACATTAGGCATGTTCGGTGATTTCTTCGGCGGTATCTTCGGAATGTGGAACGATTTCATATCCAATACAGTGGGAATGGTTTCCGGCTGGGTTGCTGGCCTCATCGGCATGTTCACCGACTACTACGCCCAAACAACGGGTGAGACGCGGGCTTTCCTCGACGGATTCATTGCATCCGTCGGAGGTTTTGTCAACAACACTATCGGTATGTTTGCCGACTTTGGGGGCAATGTTGTCTCAACGTTTCAGGATATGTGGACTAACGCTACCAATGCCGTGACGACCGGCATAGACACCGTGATCGGATGGATCACGGGAGTTGGCGGGCGGATCACAGGTGCTATTGGAGATTTGGGTGGGCTTCTTGCCCATGCCGGTCAGGCGATCATGGACGGGTTCCTTGGTGGCCTTAACGCAGGATTCAAGGGTGTACAGGATATGGTAGGCGGTGTCGCCGACTGGATCGCCCAGCACAAGGGGCCTGAAGCCTATGACCGCGCACTGCTCGTTCCGCACGGTGGTTGGATCATGGGTGGCCTAAAACAGGGTATCGAAGGATCAATGGGAGGTCTACAGAAGACCCTTACCAATGTGACCGACCTCGTCAAATCCACAATGTCGGACGCCACCATGGCGGTAAACCTGACCTCAAGCACTACCAGCAACCCCAACATCTTCTCGGCCCAGTCACAAGGACCAGTAGATATCTTTGCAGCCGCCGCCAACGCACAGTCCATAGGTGCTGGCCGAACAGTAATCACCCCCACTGTCAACGTCTACCCATCCGCTCCGCTCAACGAGAAGCAGGTCGGTCAGATGGCCGCAAGCGAACTCTACTGGAACTTCGTTAACCGCTAAGGAATGTCATGTATCTGAGTACCGATAAAATAGTGGCGACCGTCGGTAGTGTCACTATGCGCTCCTATAAAACATCTGTAGGCCCGCAATACCTGCTGGACCCTACAGCGGTCGTTGGTTGGCAGGACGGCGTAGATATCCGACGCAGCTTTACACCGCGTCAGATCCGCGCTGGTGACTTCCTAGAGGCTGGTCGACATGCATCACGCTACATCAGCTTCACGGGCACCGCAATCGCAGCCAATGCTCAGGAGCTGCTGAAGATGCGCGACAACTTTACCGGTATGGTATTGCCGAAAGCGTACGAGACACTGACCGTAACTGACTCCGGGAGCACCAGATCCGCGACGGTCACTATCGGCGGTAAAACTAGTTGGGTCCGTCAGCTCGATAACGTGGCGACTTTCAAGATTGATTTCTATGCCCCCGACCCTAATATTTACGGCCCTACGAGAACAATCACCCTCGGCGGATCTGCTGGTCTGGGGGCACCATTAGGTGGTGGCCTAGACACGCCGATATCGTACCCACTTGATTTCGGGGTTGCGGTTGCCCTGCAGTCCCAGTATGTGTACAACAACGGGAACAATGAGGCGTGGCCTTCATTCAAGATTACCGGGGATTACCCGGGCGGATTCACAATTACGGATAACCTAGGGTCATTTATCGTATACACAGGCGCAGTAACGACGAGTTCACCAGTGGTTATTGACTCCAGCGGGGGCTACGCTACCCAGAATAATAATGATCGATCTACTTTTCTATCGAGAAGGGACTGGTTTGCTGTCCAGCCGGGGCAAACAGTACAGCCTTCCTTTATCCCAACACAAAACACGAATGGTTGGTGTGATATAATCTTTAGAGACACGTGGATATAGTGAGGAATCTCAAATGACATCAGGATTTGGTGTAGACCCGACAAAGAGTGGTAGTACTATAACCTCTGGCACTACCTCACAGGATATACAGCAAATCTTTGGCAGTCTCTATACTCCGGGGATTATTACGGGGGCGTTTGTTACAACTAGCCCGTCAGATATGACATACCACATTACCGCTGGGGTGGCATCTGTCATGATGGCTGAGGGACAGCACATACTGATCCCGATCCCCGCCACCACTATAACCGCCCTGTCGGCTCCATCCTCAGGCTCGCGTACGGATATCATCTACGCACAGCAGCGCACGCCCGCAATTGAGGGTGATTCTAACGTTATCGTCAATTATGGTTCATCCCTCCCCGCTCGCGCAGTCCTCCTCCATACATATATTCAGCCCGCAGGAGCAACCAATACCAGCGCCGGAGCAGTGTCTGGGAATATTGATTACTCTATACCGTATGGTGCTTCGCTAGGTCAACTATTTTCTTACACGTATATGACATCCGGCACACTTCCGAATTCGATGACTCGGGTCGGATCTGGGGCCTTCTACCTGCCTACGGACCGCAAGGTGACATGGAAAGTTGTTGCCGTCCTTTACGCGGACGGTGCCACAGGGTTTGATAACAACCACTACTGCGAATATGGATTTCTCCCGAACTATAACGGGGGCGACTTTGTCTTGTGGGCTACAACCGGACTCCATCAGGCATGGGGTACACACATTTTTGAAGCTACAATACCAATGAGTGCAGGCTGGTACTCCGTAAATCTGGGTATGTTCCGTATCACCGGGAACACGACCGCTGGAACTCACTTTGGCGGAGACAGTCAAGGATTTGGTCGTCGCGGCATCGAATTCACAATCACAGATGCCGGGGTAGCGGTCTAGTGACAACGTCCTCTGACTGGACGACTTTTCTTATACAGACGACTACCGGCAGAATCGGCCCACAAATCGATGTAGACGGTACTACGTGGGGTATTCCGCTAAACGGTATTGAATCTCTTTCTACTCTGGTAAAAAAGAATAGTCTACCTAAAAACCTCGATCTAAACTACTGGCTCTCACCATGGTGGGCAGGCATACTGCTCATGTGGCGCAACGTACCGGTTTTTGCTGGCCCCATCGTCAGCAGGCCTCTCGAAGACTTCAACAACATCAAACTAGACTGCTCTGGTATTAGAATACTCTTCACCGATCGATTTGTCACACAGGAATTTAGGGATTGGTCTGGTCTCGCAAAAAGTGAGCTGTTCTACTCGGATATGTCTCTAGGCACCATCGCTAAACGAGCTGTACAGGCTTCAATGAATAAAGCCGGTGGGTCACTACCGATTTCTTTCCCTGTCCCCGACCAGTTTGGGTATGGTGATGATGCAGACCACCAGCGTACCTTTGAGGGCTTCAACATTGCAAACCTCAACTGTGACAAATTACTGACAGACCTGTCCAAGGTGGCCCGTGGTCCGGACATCATGTTCAAACCCCGCCTTCTGGATTCGTCCAGACTTATGTGGGATTTCTGGACAGGGACAGAGGGCCAGCCGCGTATAGCCCAGAATAACCTGCTTGTGTGGGATACAGATGCCGCCACGGGTCAGGTTGCTGACCTCAGCGTTGTGTCTACAGGGTCTTACATGACTAACCGTGTCTTCAGTACTGGGGCAGGGACCGATCAGGGTACAGTCATCACCGTTTCAGAGAACCCTGCACCACTTCTTCAGGGCTACCCCTTGCTGGAGTCTACTATATCCATCTCGCAGAGCCCCAACCCGGATGTCGTGAAGGCGCATGGTGACGGAGTTCTCGAAGCAAATACAGACATGCTCCGCGAGATAACCCTCACTGTACACACAAACGGGGTCTACAAGTTCGGAAGCTACTGGTCGGGGGACGCCATGGATGTCTTTACAAAAGACTGGCTCACCTTCAAAGATGGTCGGCACCGCTGCAGATTGCTGCATATGTCAGGCGATCTTTCAACTGCTTCAAGTATAAAGCTCAACCTACAACCGGAGAATTACAATGGAAGTTAGACGCCTAGACCCTAGTGCCGGTGGGCTCGCTAATATCCTCAAGAGCATTGAGGGACGTGTAACACAACAGGAGACCCGCGCCTCCGGTAACGTTGTGATTCGTCAGACTCTGACCACTACCGATCCTAGTACCGGGGTCTCGGCAGTCTTTGGTCAGCTCCCGGACGGGACTGTCGGCTTCCAGCAGTTTGTTGGTGATATCACACCCCCTCCTGTCCCTAATGCCCCCCACGTCTCCAGCGCACTTGGAACCATCACAATCGTCTGGGACGGATCGCTGCTGGCTGGCGCTGTACTGCCCCCAGACTATGACCACTGCAATGTGTACGCACAGAAGGTTGGAAGCCCCTCTGTCCTGCTTGCAGGCTCTGTGAGGAACCCTCAGGACTCCATCGTATACACCGGACTGATCGGAGGGGACCAGTGGGTCTTCTGGCTCACTTCCGTAGACCAAAACGGCAACGAGTCGGGCTCAAGTATCGCTACAGCCCCTCTCACTGTCGCGTCGATCCTCGATGACACGGGGCTTGCAGCACAGCTCGCAGCCAATCAGGCAGCCCTTAATGCTGCGGGTCTGGCCATCTCCAAGAAAAACTCTATCTACTCAGGGACCACCGCTCCGGCAGGATCCTTCGTTGTAGGTGATATCTGGTTCAACACCTCAGAAGGAAACAAGCCTTATCGCTGGGACGGAGCTGTCTGGACCAGTACCGAAGACCAAGCCGCCATCGATGCGAAGGCTACAGCACTAAGTGCCCAGAGTGTCGCAGCTTCCGCTAATACTGTGGCAGCTTCTGCCACTAGCACAGCTGTCTCCGCCAATAGTATGGCTATTTCGGCCAACACTGTCGCAATATCCGCCAATAGTGTTGCAGTTTCTGCCAACAATGTGGCCGTTTCAGCGCAGAGCACGGCTATCTCGGCCAACAATGTTGCGGCCTCGGCTAATACTCTTGCGAACACTGCTATCAACACCGCCAACACTGCCCAGACAACAGCCAACGGCAAGAACACCATCATCACGGCTGCCTCCGCACCCGCAACCGCAGGACACATTGCCGG